AGCGTATACCGTTTGTTAAGTGTACAGTATTTTATCATCTGTTATCAATACTTTACTTTCACATACTTTTGTTTCTATCTCGTTACTATACAAAGAATTATGAAAATTATTTTTGTCTCATTAGTTTTTTTTCTTGACACTTATTTTCCTTTGTTTTACATTTTTGGTAGACGTATTGTAGACTGTACCGGAGGTCAAAATGAGCGTAAAGATACGCGAGAAGCGTGGAAAGCTATACCTTGATATTTACCAGGGGGGAAAGCGTACATGGGAATCATTACATCTTGAATTAACAAAAGACAAAGTCCAGAACAAAGAAATATGGAGGCTCGCGGAGATATGTCGTTCCAAGCGCGAGACGCAGTTCCTTACCGGAGCATGGGATATTAACGATCCCATTGCCGGCAGGGTTTCGCTGGTAAAATACTTAGAGGATCACGCAAAGAATTATAAGAACCCCGCTACAGTAAATGCCTGTCTAAAGCACATCAAAGATTTTGATAAAGGAAATATACTGCTGGTTCATTTAACATCGAAATGGGTAGAGGAGTTTCAAGCGCATCTGCTAAAGCAAGAAACATTGTCTCGGTATACAGCAGGTTTCTATTCCAGAGTATTGCGCTGCGCGTTGAATAAAGCAGTAGCGAAGGGTTTAATAACAAAAAATCCTGCAAATATCGTGCAAAAAATAACCGCACCGGAAGCAGAACTATTATTCCTTAGTTCGGAGGAGGTTCAGAAATTAGCGACTATAAAACTTGATACCGTCTATGGCGCAGAGATACGCCGAGCTTTTCTATTTGCTTGTCATACCGGCTTACGAATATCAGATATTGAAACTCTTACATGGTCAAAGATACAAACAAATCCCATGCAGATAATAAAAAGTCAGGAAAAAACCCAGAGCAATGTTGTGGTTCCATTAAGTAAAACCGCGCAGGATATTCTTAACGATGGAAAAATCCACACGCAGACCGATTCTGTTTTTAATCTTGCCACACGTAATAGACGTGCCAGCTATGCCCACCTCAAGAATTGGGCCGAAAAAGCAGGTGTTCCGAAAAATATCGGATGGCATACGGCCCGGCGAACATTTGCTACTATGGCGCTTGAGAGCGGAGCAGATATTGTTACTCTGGCAAAACTTCTGGGGCACGTTAATATGAGCCATGTCGCTAAGTACGCGAAGGTTACAGACAAGCTACGAATGAACGTAATTAACGCGCTCCCAGAAATCGCGATCTAAGTTACTTTTTTTCGCTACCGGGGAACAGGTACTCTTTGAACTCGGTTGCTCCGTCAATCATTTCTTTAGCGTAGCTCTTACCGGAAAGTGCTTTTACAAATGAATCAGGAGCCGCCTGTAAAGCCCTGATAAAAAGCTCCATTGCTTCTTTCTTTTTGTCATCATCGCCAACTACCATTTCAACACCTCTCTAATGTTTGTTTTGATTTTTCATTCATTAGCTGCTTGATTTTTTCTGCTAACAAATTATAATCATGGTCTTCTCTTACACATAAAAGCGTTACTCCGTTTTGTTTACTCAATTCCATTTTCTTTTTATCAAGTTCTTGACGCTTCCTTAATCCTTCCTCTCCTCCCCAATGCTCTATCGGTTCATAGTGCTGTATGCCTTGGTACTCGATTGCAATACTATACTCCGGGATCCATATATCATATTCTTGCCTTCCCAAAAAAGGAGGTCTCCCGTGATGTATAATTTCAACTTTTGAAAATTCTGATTTAATACGTTTATATAACGCAGTCTCCGACTCCCACCCTTCACCGATCAAAGGATAATCTAATATCTTTCTAAGTATATTTTCTGCTTCATGGAATGAAATCTCACGATTATATTGGTACATTATCTTATGAATATAAGCACCGTACACTCTGGAGAAAACAAACTTTTTATTATGAAAAACACCACCAAGCTGGGGGATTATTTTTCTACAGATATGGCAAATGCCTGGCAAAAAGGAGTTTTGATCCAGAGCGTATTTGATATGTGGGTGTATTTTTCTAAAGCTAACACTTGGCTCTGGATTGTTTTTAATAGCTTCTTCAAAACAACTACAGAAAAAGGTCTCCCCTGTTTTGATGTTATAGAAAGTCTGCCGCCAATCCCCCGCAGGAAGAAAACTTGAGGGAAGTAGAAAATTCAAATCATCCGGAAGATTGTTGTATATCAGTATGAGTGTATCTTCTTTAACGCTTATTGGGCTTAGAGAAAACATACACTTTGTTTTGGTCTTTAATTTTTTGGTATCTATCAACGGTATTTTTTTGCTTAACTTCTGGTGTGGATAAATATCTGGATCCCCATAGAAAATGTATTCGGGAAGGACTAACGTAAAGTCTGTTAGCTGTTCCATGTCTTTTAAGTCTATGGACATATCAAAATGCCAAAGAGAGATAAATCCTAAGGCTATGTACTCGTTCAGGGAAAGACATTTACTATACTGATCCCTGTACCTGAATGATGCCTTGGAAACAAAACTATAATTTTTTAGGGATTCATGGATTACGAATTGGACAGCTTCGCAGACGCTTTTTTCAAGAGGCTGCTCTCTCTGGGTAATGCGCTCGATGCAGTAGGATATAAAATTCTCTTTTGGAATGCTGATAATCAAATCCATGTCTTACCAGCCCTGAACATATATAAAGCCTTCCCAGCTGCTCCACCGGTAAAGCTTCCCGGACGGCGATATAGTAATCCTCCAGTTAGGGCTATCCAGCATTCTGTTTTTTTTCCACTGCAGAAATTATTTCAGGTATGCTTTCCTTGCCTACAGGGGTAGCCTTTGCCTCTAACAGGGCTTTAACCTCAAACTTGCCTTGCCTGTCTAGATTCCGATACCTGTTGATGATGTTCCTTTCTTCCTGGCTAAATTCTTCAGCTTTATCAAGTTCTCCGGTTATAAGCCAGCGCACCGAACACCCCAGCACATCGGCAATTTTCAGGGCTACATCGGCGGGAGGGCTGGTATCGCGGGAAGCCCAGTTATTTAGGGTGTTCTGGGCTCTACCAACTATATCCGTTAAAGCCGTCCTATACATACCAATTTCGGCTAATTTCTTATCAATTCTGTCAACTACTACCTTTCCTTTTGTTTCTTTCATTGGATTTTTGTTTCCTTAGCTATAAAATCGGAGAATTTTTGAAAAAAAATAGCTCAAATGAGAAGAATTTGCTTGACACGTTTCTCATTTGAGAGTAATTTGGGTATAGAACATCTCATATGAGATAGGCTTTGTACCGGCAGAGCGATTAAGGGAATTGCTTCCAGCAGGGGCCGGTAACCCTGCGCTTCGTGAGAAGGGAGGCAATTCCCTTATTTTTTTGGGAGGTTGCTATGGATTATAGGCGTTTTTATACCCTGTGCCGTCAGTATGCCAACGGCCTGATAAGCAGGGAGCGGTTTGTATTGGATTGGGGGACGGCCCAGAAGGAGCAGGGACTTGGTGAATAGGATAATGGCCTTTCTAAAGGAGACTATGGAGGTTTTCGCGGAGATCTGGGAGGAACTCCAAGAAATCATCCTTGTCCTTTTTGAGAGAAACAAGCAGAAGCAGGGCTGGAACCAGAAACGGAACCGGCTCTTTGGGCATAAAATTACTGCCTTTTTTCCAGGGCCGCACGGTGCTGGGCTGTGTCAGGTGTGGGCGGAAGGGGTAATGAATGCGATTTAGCGCACTTGCCGGAGTGAGATCCGGCAACACGGAGCGTCCCTTTGGGGGCAGGTGTTTTTGCCTTTTTTTCCACCTGCGGCGGCTCATCCCGCCACGTTCCAGATACCCATTATCAATTCGACAGCTGTAATGGCTGTCTTCTTGGCCGTGGGAAGACAAACGGCATATTTCGGGCGGTATAGAAAACCGTTCCAACGGGTAGCAATCGGAGCCGTGGATTGTCCGGGGTGGGTATAGCGGCGTTCCCTTAGCGGAGCTTGTTTCGGCGGCCCGCTGGGGGTTTTAGGGGACATGGTGTAGTGGTTGCACGGCAGCGGCGCGCCTAATGCACAGGAAGCTGCCACGCGGGTTCGACTTCCCGCTGTTCCCATGAAAACTTTTTGCAGGCGTGAAAGAAGCTGTAGAAACCGTCCACAGCAACGGTTCTGACACCTTGGAAAGACAGGGCGCGAAGGCGAGTGCGTAGTCTGCTTGCTGGACGTAAAAAAAAGACTACCCGCTGGCGAAGCTGGCCAGCGGCGAATTGGCAGGGTTGAGCAGCGGCTAGCTCACGTGGCTCATAACCATGTTGTCGGAGGTTCGAGTCCTCCCCCTGCTAGGAAGGGACGGAACGGCAGCCTTGGTGTTCCTGGGAAACCTTAAAAAAGCCGGTTGCTGGCGGCTCGGAATAGACGAGCAACTTTTTAGACAAGGGGTATGGAAATGGAAACTGAAAAAAAGCGGATAAAGGAAATGCCTATCCGTATTGAAAAAGTCATGGAGATGACTAGCTATTCTCGCTCGTATATTTACAAACTTATTCACTTCAAAAAAATACCGTGCCACAAACCCAATGGAACTGGCGGTAAAGTTTTCTTTCTTGAAAGCGAGATATACGACTTTCTCACACGGAACCGGCAAGCGGCAGATTACGAGGTGTCGCAACAGGCTGACGCTATTTTGAACGGCGAAGCCAAAGGAGTAGCAAAATGAAAATACTATCCGTTGACGATGTTCCGGTTCCGGGAACGCAGACTGTAAGCACGGCAAAAAAAATCCGTGCGCTTAAAACTGCTGATGAGGATTTTGAATGGTATCCTACCACGCCTGAAATAATGGAGGCAATGAAAAAAGACATCCGTGATTATTTAGGGAAATACAAAGAGTATGGATCACGCAATGAAGATAACATTCACTTGGATGCCTACCACAAAGAAAATGGTGTTGCAAGGCTTTGCATAGAATCGTTTCTTGACATTGGCGCAGGGGACGGACGTGTTCTGGATCTGTTTGGGGCAGAGAAAAAGTATGGCATAGAAATAGCCAGAGCGCAGGCCGATGACCTTATCCAAAAAGGCGTTTTTATCATTGGGCGCGATTATTACGATGTTGTCCTCAATGACCAATACTATTCCCTGATATACAGCAATCCTCCATACTCACAATTTGAACGCTGGGTAAATAAAATCCTTATCGAATGTAACTTCTCAATCTTATACCTGGTAATGCCGGTGCGCTGGAAAGATCAAGATGAGATAACAAGGGAACTGAAACGGTATGAAGCGACAATTATTGGCGAGTTTGATTTTTCAGAAGCAGACAGAAAAGCGCGTGGAAAGGTAAACCTCGTCCGTGTAAATGCTCCGTGGAAAAAAGATAAAGACAGCTATGGTCATGCTTACACGTATCAGCAAACTTTGGAGAGTGCCTTTGAACGCTGGGTGCGGGAATATATCGCTGAATTTGTAGAGGGAGAAAAATATGATCATTATGAGGAAGAACGAGAGCAAGACCTTGTATTGAAGAAAGCTCCGATAGATCAGCTTGTTTCTGATTACGAGCGTGATAAAGAAAATCTGGGCGCTGCATTCCGTGCCATAGGAAAACTAGAGCCGGAAATAATAAAGCTCATGGGGCAGGATAAAAAGTCCATGCTCGAAATAATCCGTAAAGCAATTGAGGGTTTGAAATCTAAGTACTGGCGAGCGACTTTTGATAAGTTGGATCCTGTAAGCAAACGCATGACCAAAAAGACATCGGAGAGGATTTTTAGAAATATAAAGGAGTTCAAGACTCTTGATTTTAACGCGGACAATATATACTCAATAGTTGTCTGGATTATAAATAACTGTAATGTCGGTATCCTTGAACAAATCGGCGATGTATTCGATGACTTGACTGACCCGGACTGGATTGAAAATTACACATCAAATCGGCACTGGAAAAAAAGCGACTGGCGGCATACGGACAGGGACTATAAGTATCAGAAGCTGCCTCCGCGTTGGAAGCTGGGTCTTGATTACCGAATTGTTGTTAGAGCCTATTACTATGATCGGTATTCATATACTAAAAAATATACCATTGTTGATGATTTTATTGTCATTTGCCAGAACCTCGGTTTCCCAATATCTCCAGATGACATACCTGATTATAACCTGCACCAAGAAGAACAGAAGTTCTACACCCTCGATGGAGAGATTGCCTTTACAATGCGCTACTATACCGGAAATCACAACGCACACCTGAAAATAAATAAGCGGTTACTCATGAAGTTTAACATAGAAGTTGCGAAAATACGCCGATGGATGTCTGATCCCGATGACGTGGTTGAGGAATACGGCGTTGCAAAGGATGAGGCTACAAAGCTATGGAATAGCGGCGTTGCTTTATTGGGAACCAGTGATGTACGAATGCTTGAGTTCAAGGCGGCTGGATGATGGATGATAAGCGTATTTTCAAATATCTAATTCCGTGCGGCGATGAGGTGGCAGTCTCTATGCCAGCCGGTGCGGAAGTACTGACTGTCCAGACACAAAGCAATCAGCCATGTATCTGGGCGGTAGTAAAGCCGGAAAATCCACCGGTAGATAAATGGTTTTGTATTCGCGGTACAGGCCACAGCTTTAAGGGGAATGAGGGAAAGTTCTTGGGGACATTTCAACTTGATCGTGGTGAACTGGTTTTTCATGTATTTGAAATGAAAGAAAAGGAGACGGGTTAATGAAAAAGCGTGATAAGCATTATTTGCTTGGCTATGAACAGGGAATTGTAAGAGGACTGTTACAAGGAGCCATATCGGTTCTTGTAGGAGTTATATTCGGTTCAATTATATCACCTCTTATTACAAAGCTGGTTATAAAAATTATTTTTTGATGTGGGGAGGGAACGTATGGGAAGGATTTGTGATCGTTGCGGACGTGAAATGAATGACCGCTGGGAGATTGAGGGTATGCCGGGCCAGGGCGGTAACTGCGTGGAGTGTGGAGATGATCTGTGCGCTAAGTGTGCCGGTAAATGGGGAGAAGCTGGCGAGTGTGAACTTTGCTCTATGTCGTTGGAGGATTTGGAATTTACTTTGCCAATGACTATCCAACGTAAGGAAAAGAAGAATATGCCTTGTCCTGATTGCAAATGCAATGTTGAAGAAACAGCTACTTATGAGCAACGCATTTATCGGAGCGATGACTTTTTCAATGGTACGAAAAAGCGATCCTATGAAATAGTTTACGTTGGAAAATATTCTCGCGGAAACCTGTTGCGAACAGAACGACACCATAGTTTACGAGCGGCTTTAATCGAAGCCCATAAAATACTTTCCAAAATGTTTCAGAAACCCAGGGAGGGGAAAAATGCAGATTGACCTTGATTTTAGTTCCGAGAAACCGAAATCAATGGCTCAAGCGGTACGAAAAGTAATTGATAGTTACAAAGTGGGCTATCAGTTTCACGGAAACCAACTGCATAACGATGTCGCTGCTTTGTATCCTCCGGCAAGGAAAATGTACACGGATACGATACAGCGAGCAATGAGGCGGTACTGTCATTGTCAGTATAAGACCATAGACCAGAACCGAAGCCTTTATGAAAGGATTTAATTTTTAGGGGGAATATATGAAAGACAGGGAATGGTGCGAAAAAGTAGAGGCTGAATTATCAGACCTCAAGAAACGGATTGACAAGCTGGAGGGCAAGAGTACCTCTGCTTGTACTGGAGAATGTTCTGGCCGGGAAAAGGTTATCGAGCTTGATATTGAATGGCCGGAAGCGGATATCGGAGGCTTGCATTTTAACAAGCAGAAGACCCGTGGTGTATTTGAACTCAAGGGGGATGGGAATTACTACAGCAAGGATATTCTCATTCATTCCGCGAGGGATACAGACAACGGCACAGACCGCGATCTGTTATCTGAATATCTGGCAAGTGAAGAAGTTAAAGAAGCCTTTCACAGCGCGGCACGTAATGCTGACATGGTATCTGTTATCGGAGAAAGCATCCGTGTTTTCCTGCCCGAAGAAAATCAGGGAGTGAAAAATTACAACGGCGTGAGCTGGTGGTATTGGCTTAAGCCTCGCTATTCCGGGTCGTCTTCCGACTTCTGTATTGTCAGCCTCGATGGCCACAGCTACGATGGCGGCGCGAGTTCTGTGGGTGGCTGCGCCCCCGCTTTCTGTGTCGGTGCTAACCGACACGAATAATCTAAATTCTCTCTCCCGCGTGGAGAGAAGGAACAGGAGAATGCTTGGGATGGCCTACGGTCGAAAACGCAAATCTAAAAACCCATTACGGATGGTAAAGGAAAATCCTGTAAACCGTATGGTTTCGGAATGGCTTGCAATACACCAGATACCTCACTGGCGAATGAACAGCGGAGGTCTTAAAGACAGCCACGGTCGCCTTGTGCGCTTTGGGGTAAAAGGTATGTCCGATTTTTGTGCTATCGGGCCTAACGGAATATCTATCTGGATTGAGTGCAAGAGACCAGTAGGCGGTAGGCTATCCAAGCCCCAAAAAGAGTTCTTGGACTGCGTGAACCGGAACGGTGGCATTGGGATTGTCGTCAATTCTATAGAAAGCCTTGAGGAACAACTCAAAGAGGCGGGAGTTATTTAGCATGATTATTTTACAGTTTAAGGTTGGTGGAGAATACACATATAATGTTACCTTTGAAACCAATACCGAAAAACAAAGGATCCAGACCAATGATAGGCCGACAGGAAATTTACTGAACGCTGTTTCTGGTGTTGTTGTATCGGCGCTAAAATTCTTTAGGTTCGAGGGTATTACAGCGCAGTTTCGTCAAATAACTTTCAGCTACCCGGAGAACGGCCCAGACGGTTTTGTGCTTGAGCTTACAATCAGAACAAAAGAAAATGTCTATGTAAAGCATATCCTGAAAACTGACAGGCTTCCTCTCCGTGCTGATGACGCAACTTCTACAGACATAAGCTATCAAACAAGAATTGAACAGCAAAACTCCCTTGTAGAAAAAATAATCCATCTCCGGGAAGAGATTGAGCTTTATGCCAATGGCGCGAGGGAACAGGGGGAGCTTCCCTTTGAAGACGGAGATGAACATAGTACCAGCCCTGACCAATCCCTGTTCGATGACGAAGACGATGACGGCAATGACGATGAGTTTAATATCGTTGCCGGTAATATTACGCAATTTCCAAAAGGGGAAAAGTAATGTCATTCACATTGCGGAAGCACCAGCAAGAAATTATAGAGGTATGCCGCGAAATACTTAGCGGTAATCCTATCCGAGAAATAGTTCTATCCGTTACCCCCGGAGGCGGTAAGTCCTTTGTTCCTGTAATTGTAGCGGAGAACCTTATACCGACTATAGCGGAAAAAATCTGCTGGGTGGTTCCACGCAACAGCCTCAAGTATCAAGGGGAGGATGAGTTCTGTAGTCCACACTGGCAGACGGATAAGCGCATACGCGCCGCAGAAAATGGTAGAGATTTATCGCGTGGGCTTGCTGGTTATGTAACTACTTATCAGGCTGTCGGTACGAACCCGGAGTGCCATGCGCGGGAATTCAAAAAACACAAATACATTTTATTTCTGGACGAGTTCCACCACATCGCCGAGAGTTCGGAGTGGCATAAAGCGGTACAGCCGCTTGTAGATCAAGCAGTGCTGGTAATAAAGGCATCAGGGACACTTTCACGCGGGGACGGTCAGCGCATTGCATTTCTGGATTATTCCCACGGTGAGCCGGTACTTAAGAACACGGATACCCAGCGTGTTATCAGCTATGGCCGGAAAACCGCTATAGCGGACAGGGCAATTCTTCCGGTACAGTTCCAACTCGTTGACGGAGAAGCTACGTGGAAGGAGATGGACGGCCACGAAAGCACCTCCGCAATCTCCGGAGAGGAATCAGCAAAAGCCCTCTTTACCGCGCTCCGTACCGAGTACGCGGATCATCTTCTGAACATAGCCTTGAAAGAATTTGTCGGAACGGTCTGGAACAACTATGAAGCAAAAATGCTGGTAGTAGCGCCTAATATCGAAATAGCGAAAACATACTATGACTATCTGGCGCAGCGCAGATATCAGGCGAGAATTGCCACCAGCGAGGACACCCCGCAAGCGCGGAAAAACATCCATGACTTTAAGCGAGGCGCGTATAGCATACTCGTAACGGTAGCAATGGCCTATGAGGGCTTGAATGTTCCGCAGATAACAACTATCTGCTGTCTCTCCCATATCCGTTCCCTTCCCTGGCTTGAGCAGTGCTTTGCAAGAGCGAACCGTATCGCTCCAAGAAAAGAACGCGCTTTAGTTATCGCACCAGCGGACTGGCAGTTCAAAAAAGTGATCCGGATGATTGAGCAGGAGCAGCTTGTACCACTGTCAAATCCTGATAACCAGCAGGATCTTATTCCCTCTCAAGATAATGCCGGAGAAGGCAACGGAGAAGCGCGGCCTTGGATAATTCCGGTGAGTTCCAGAGCTAAAGGCGAGAATGAACCTGCGCCAGCAGCGATAGTGCTTCCCCCATGCTCCCCCAGCGATGCGGAAAAAATACTGCGGAAAAACATCAACGGCATAGTAACGGCTTTTTTGAATGAGCAGGGGCATGGGAATAAACAAGCGCATCAAAAAATGTTGTATCGGCGAATGAAACTGGTCTGTCCGAAGCCGGTGGCAGAAATGAACCAGACCGAATTAGAAACGGTCTGGATATGGGTCAAGCGTGAATACGGCGGCGGGATTGGCCGCAGAAAAAATAATTCTTAGGAGAGAGGGGTGTATGAACAGGCATGAAAGAAGACAGCAGGAAAGAATGACTAAAGATGATCCCTACGGAGGGCATGGTGGTGGACGCCATAGCGGTAGCAAGAAGGGGTTTCACGCGGGCTGCTTTGGAAAGTCCTATGCAAACAGAACCGGCTATAAGCCACGCCGTTTCAAAAAGGATTTTTCCGTGGATAGGAGGTATGTGTAATGAACCAGCAGAACCTTGTAATTATTGAGGGAAACGCTGTCAGGGATGCGGAAATTAAAACTACCGCTTCCGGCGCAGTGATTGGAAAGATGTCAATCGCCACGAATAGATTTTATAAGGCTGGAGAAAACTTTGAAAAAGAGGTCTCTTTCTTTGACGTTGACTGCTTCGCCGAAACCGCAAAACTCTGCGGGGAAAAGGTCAAGAAGGGTGATGAGATTCGTGTAACTGGCCGCCTGAAACAAAACCGCTGGGAGGTCGAAGGTAGGCAGCGAAGCGCGGTGCTGATAATTGCGGAGCGCGTGGAGTTCGGTTCCAGGTCAAAGACTAACCATGACACATCTCAAACCACAGCCGATGACAGCGAGGATTTTTAGGTAGCGAGTATGTGGACTGAAAAAACGACACGGAAGGACTTCAATAGCAGGTTTCACTTTCAACAGGTTGCGGTGGACAAGGCTCGGTGCTGTCGGTGCTGTGATGACTTCCGGCGACACCCCTCCGCAGTAACATTTTGCCACTACCTTTTTCAAGTATTGGTGAACCAATCAGAGGCGCGTGTCTGGGGGAAAAGCGGCTGTTCCCGCTTCAAGGAGATGGTTTCGTGACGGCTTGTTTTTTGGGCCTTCCCGGTTTCCTTTTTCCAGATACGGGGAGGTCTTGCTCTACAGCCTTTTTGGGACGGCCCTGGCCCGGAACATCGCGTATGGCCTCTATAACAGAAGGATCATATTGGGCTTTATACGATATAGGCTTTATCCCCAATCTTTCTATCCGCTTATGGGCGGTTTTCCAGTGTATGTGTAGTGTTTCCGCAATTTCGTCAATCGTAACACCTTTCATAGCCATAATATCGGTTATTTTCGCATATTTCTTAAAAAATGTCGATTTTTTACGAAATTTTGCAAAAAAAAGGAAAAAAATCGTAATATTCCGACAAACCCGCTTGACAAATGTCGTAATGTTACGATATTATTATAACAGATAATGATTAAAAGCCCCCCGGAAGGAGTTAGGGACTTCCGGGCGGCTTTTGGCGAGCAGCCAGCCCCAAGGAGCCCCTAACCTCCGAGGGGCATTTTTTTTAGACAAGGGGTACGGATATGAAGACAAGGTTTTATTGCGTGAACATCGAGTTTTACGACAGCGGAAAAGCTATGGCCTGTATGACCAGCGGGTACAGGAGGGGGAGAAGCTACTACCGGCAAGTCCCTGGAATGTCGGCTTTCAAGATGTATTGGGTGAACGAAGCGGTAGCGGTAGAGCTTGTTCAGAGCATCATGGACGGCAGCATAGAGCTTGATGACGTTTTGTCCGTCTGGTCTGACTTCAAGGATTATGAAGACGTGGTTTGGTACAAGGGGGTTGCGGCATGAATGAGAGCAAGAAATTATCTAAAGCTGCAATGGACAGATTGGTGAAAAGCGAGTTTTTCCACGAGGTAGAAAGCATTGTCCAAGCGTGGGATTACTACTTACTGGTTATCGAACAAAAGCGGAGAAACCGCATTGAATACGATGATGAAAAGAAATGCTGTAACGAAATGATGCACAAGTGGGATGTGGCAAAATTAGCGTTGGAATTCATCACTGGTAATATTTACGGTTTTTCTCGCAATGGTGAAACCTACGGTGTGGTTAATGAGCGCGATTACAGCGATAGGATCATTTCCGGTAGCAATAAAGGGGTGGTGGCATGACAAAGACAAACGAAAAAGCCCTGAATGCTTTTGTAGGCAAGATTGGCGAAATCAACGAGAGCCTTGAAGCCCTGCGTGGGTATATGGGTAACCACATGGAATGTGCGCCTGAAGAAATAAACTGGGGCCACGTAGGATCAGCTTCTCATGTATTGAGCCAGTTGAATGAACTGATTGACTTTTTGGGAATTGTAAATGTTTCCAAAGAAAAGGAAGGGGTAGCGGCATGAGGGAAAATATAACGGTACGCAATTTTATGCGTAACTATGACCGTGGCGAGTATGACCGTGATGACGTTGACACAATGATTGAAGCGGGTTGGTACGATTGGTTTTGCAAGGACAAGCAGCTTAAGAAAAGACTGGACGCGCTCTTTCCGAAGGTAAAGGAAATCGTGCTGTCGCAGAAAATCAATCCGCATACCATGTATGTTTTCTTCAAAAACAACTGCCCTGTAATTGGAAGCCTGTATGATGACTTCCGGTTCTGCGATATGAAAACCGGAGAGGTTATCTATACCGTTGTTCCGGCTTCTGGACATAAAGCGAATAAAGGCAAAGCGGAACTCTGGGGAAGGGAGAACCACTTCAAGGAGGCTCTGGTCGAAGGGACATGGGCAGATGTCAGGAAGTATTTTGGCATTGAGGAATTAGTGGAGGCGGTGGCATGAAAACAGTAACTTTCCAAGAGTACGAGGACGCAAAGTTAGAGATCATCCGTGGCGTTGAGTGGCACGAGGATACCACATTCCCGAACCAGTACGGAATGATGAGCAAGACATACTGCACAAAGGACAATGGAACTTTCTATGAAGTAACAGATCCGAATACAGGAATCACAGAGTTTTGGAGCACAAAGTATTCCCAGAGCCGGTACTACGATGGCAGAACGCGGGAAGAAATCATCGCGCAGTATGAGGAAAAACTTAATACCTCCTGGTCAAAAATCCAAGCCCTCGAAATCGATCTTCTTAACAAAAGAAAAGAGTGCGATGAGCTTCGGGGAAGTATGAACCAGAACGCATCTATGGTCATTCAACTTCGGATGAAGGTCAAAGAGTTGGTGGAAAAAATAGCCGCTATTCATGACATGGCGGCTGCATGAAACAACCTGGCCCGGCAGTACTGCCGGGCTGATAACGATAAGGAGTTTTGAAGATGACAAAGACAACCGAACAGAAAATTGATTTTGCAAACAGCATTGATTTTGCTGGGCTATTTAACCACGCGGAAACTCTCACTGGGTTTGGGCTGACATTCGGTAAACCGGAAGTGAGTGAAAGGGGTAGTGATGTTTATATTGAGTTCCAATCAAATAACATTGCTGCCACCTGCGGAATATTCGGGAAAATACTTGAATACTGTGTTATTGGGAGTTTCAGCAACTCGGTTTACGAGGATGAGAAAACCGAAGAATTGAAGTATTGGGTAAGCGTCAATGTGTCTTACCAACACCATAAAGGAGGCCGTAACGGTATGGATTTATTTACAGCACGGTATAGCACCGCTGGCGGCTGGACTTTTGAGGATGTTACACCAAGAAGGACAGCAATATGAGTGCATACACAGAAATGAACAACAGACACCAGCAAGAAGTAAATGACTTCCCTTTCTTCTTTGCTTTCAGTGATAAGCAGTTTGAAGAAGGTATGGCGAAGTTTGGATTGTCGTCTAAAGATACGGACAAAATTTATAGCTTCGGCAATACTGGAGGATTTTATCTCCGCACTGATGCGCCGCGTCTCCATGAAATGCTCAATCGCCATGACAAGGAAATGCAGGACGCAATAGCCAGTGATCCTACAGGGGAAGGGTTTATTTTTGAAATGTTCGATTATGAACTTGCTGATCATGAGTTTGTTGTTTCCTGCGATGTTTCTTCTACACTGGACGCGCTTGGGCTGGAACCGGAGGACATTGATAATGACCAACGGTTACAGCATGGATTAAAACTTGCCAAGAAAAACCAGTTTGAAAGGATGGGGGGATAGCATGAAAAAAGACGGCAAAATTTATCATGCAAAGTTTGCTGATCATGGCGGCTATATTGGACGCTATACCGGAAATGAAGGTGGTTTTCCTGTCTATAGGTTCGAGGGTGGATCATGCCATAGCTCTGACGCTGATGACAGATTTGTAGATGTCCCTGGACAGGAATGGGTAGAGGAGTTTAACAGAGGAGAAAAGAATCATGGAAATTAAGCAGACAAAAGACGAGTTATTCCGTGTCCTTGATTGGGCCAATGAAGGACAAAGCCACGGATCACGGTATCCGGGAATGTCCTATGAAGACGGCATTATATATACGCTGGATTGGATACTTGGCAGAACCGAAGACGCTCCAGACAGCTCGGAATAATCGTCCTGACGATGGCGCGGGTGGCTCCCGCGCCGAAACCGGAATACGGTCGGCGATAGCCAAAAAATTAACTCTAAGGATTGGAGGTAACAGAATGAGTGCAGTAACTGCATTGGCAAAAATAGAAGCCGCTGAAAAATCCGGTGCGCTTGTATTTGTAGACCGTGAATGGCTAGAGGAGAAAACCCCTTTGTATAAGCCGGAAATTACAGAAGTAGAAATTAACAAAGAAAACGACTGCTTCAACATTTCAGGTAAGTTCATGCCAAAGCGTGAGGTGGTAGACCGTATCTCCGAGGCAAATGGAATTGACTTTACTTTTGGCGAGGTAAAGACAATGACCATTGAAGATGATATGTGCGGGAAACGCATAGTGTATACCGCAAAAGCGCAGGGCAGGAGAAGAATGTCGGACGGTTCATGGCGCATGAGTTCAATAAATGATTATGACTTTGACCCTGTTCTGCGCGGTATGCTTGATTACGATGTAACAGAATTAAACTCGGAGACAAAGCAGAAACGGAGAACGACTAGGGATGGAAAAGCATACGGATCATCCCTCGCAAGGTATATCCTTGACCTCCAAAAGGTTGCAGCGCAGAGAGCGAGTACTGGCGCACGTCTTCGTGTAGCGCGTGAACTCGCGGGAATGCCTATTGCGTTCACGGAACAGGAAATATCTAAGCCTCTATATTTTGGGCGCATAGTTCAGAATACGGAGTACATCTTGAAGACACCTGAAGGACGCAAACTTGCAACTGCCGTGGCACTCGGAGTTGACGTGACTACTCTTTTTGGTAAGCCCTCGTTGCCCTCCGCTACGGTTACAGGCGAGGAGCCTCTTTGCTCACCTGCGGAACCGACAGAACCGGAACCGACACCGGAACCTGGAAACAATACCGCTGACCTTGCTGCTCAAGCTGCTGCTGACGATGTGGATTTTCCTGCGGAGGGGAATGAAGCACAGGAAACAGAGCAGGAAGAATTTGAAAGGCTTACCGTTGAGCTTGAGCAATATCTGACCTACAAGGATGTCCTGGATGTCAAGACAAAGAGCGGGGTAAATCCTTACCAGCTGGCGCAGAGTGAATTCAATAGCAAAACCGCCACAGTATTGAGCCGTGGAGCGATGGTTAAGCGCGTCCGCGATTTTCTTGTAATGAAGAAAGTTCCGGGGGTAGCATGAAAATAGCACATATCAGCGATCTGCACTGTTGCCGTGAAAACGCGGAGGAGGCCCTTGCATCCCTGCGGTTCTTTGCAGACCACATAAAAAAGTCCCCGGTTAGCCTGGTAGCAATCGCCGGGGACACATGGGACGCTTCGATGCTGAACACCGAAGCCAGTGGCTTTACCAGATACATTGACGCGATCCGTGAAATCGCAGACAGTGCCCCGGTAGCCATGATTTACGGCACTCCAGCCCACGACACAGACGGTAGTTTGGAGGTGTTCCGCAAAGTCACCAGTAAATATGGTATCACAGTTCTTGACCCTGGACAACCGTATTTTCTTGCCGAAGTCAACGGCAAGGGGAAAATTGTTCAGGAAATCCCCGGAGTTTCCGGCAAGGCTGTTATATTCGGGATACCGGAACCGCGCAAAAAATATCTCTTAGCGGAAACCAGCGCGGGGAAGGATGAGACAGAAGAAGCAATCCGCGCCGCCATGCACAAGATGTGCTATCTACTGGCAGCAAAGCGCAGGGAGTACGCGGATATTCCGTGTATCGTCCTGTACCACGGCGAGGTTGCTGGAACGGTCTACCAGAACGATCAGACGGTAGAGCGCGGAACCGGAATCGCCATTACCATTGATGACCTTGCCAATATAGGCGCTGACTATTACGCGCTGGGCCACATCCACAAGCCACAGAAGGTAGGCAATATCAACGCCTATTATGCCGGGAGTATTTACGCTAAGAACTTTGGAGAGCAGCACCAGCCCAGCTTCAAGATAGTGGACATTGAATCCACGGTTGAGAACCAGCGCCTAACCGCTGTTAATACCATCGACTTCCCTCACCCGCGAAATGTAAAGTTTGAGCGCCGTTATCCAACTATGGATTTGTCTAAGGATGAGGTTGAGCAGATAAAAAGCGGTTGCAGGGTATGGCTGGAAATCTCTTGTATAAAGGAAGAACGTGCGCTTTTTTCAGCGGAAGATTTATTGGCTTCGCTGCTTGAGGTTGGAGCGGAAAAGTCATCGCGGGTAACTGTCTGCGACATACCTCTTGAAACCGTCCGCGCTGCGGAGATAACCGAGGTCAATACACCTGCCAAAAAGTTTGAGGTCTGGGCTAAGAATACCAATGTCGAAGCCACGGCCAGCCATGCAAAAAAAATCGAAACCCTGAACGCTGAAATCTCAAAGAACGAGATAAAGCCTGAAGGTACGTGGGAGCTTGCCTCCCTGCGCCTCAAGGGATCTATCGGTATCATGCACGGCATAAAAAAAGAAGAAATACTGGTCAACTTTGAAAACTATTCCAACGGCTTGATTGCACTTTCCGGGGATAATGGCAAGGGTAAAACTACCCTCATAGAAAACTGCCATCCATACCCGCAGTTGTTCACGCGAAAGGGAAAACTACAGGATCACTTCCTGCTCAAGGACAGTTTCAGAGAGGTGGTGTATCGGAATCACACTGACGGCTCTATGTGGAAGTTCCTCATACAAATTGACGGCCAAAACAAATCCGGTTCCTGTAAATACTTCATTTATAGGAAAACAGCCGAAACCGCTTGGGAACCTCTACCCGGAGTTGACGGAAATCTCAAACCCTATGAAGAAGCCCTGGGCACGTTATTCGGCCCGGTAGAGTTGTTCCTGCGAACCGCTTTTATTACACAACGCTCCACCAAGAACCTGCCTGATATCACCGATGCCACAGCGGGGGAAAAGAAGTCTTTATTCGTTGCGCTTGCCGGTATTGATTACTTGCAGGTGTTCTCCGATGCCGCGAATGAAAAGGCAAAACTGGAAGCCGCGAAAACGCATGACGCAGATATTAAAATGCAAATGCTCCGCGAAGCTATCGCAAAGAAGCCACAGGAAGAACAGGCTCTAAAAGAGGCCGAGGACACCTGTAAGAAAAAAACCACTGAACTCGCGGACATAACAAAGCGTGGTAAAACTGCAAAGGAAGACAAAGAACGCTTACAGGCCGCGTGGAGTGCGGAGCAGGTGCGACAGCAGCAGGAGACAGAGGCAAAGGCAAGCGTTGACGCTATCCACGCCGAAATAGACAATCTTGCTCTGGACATTGATACACAGGCCGAGGCTACCGGAAACAAAGCCAACTATGAGAAGGCTGTCGCCGATTATGAAGCCCAGCAGAAAATCATTGACGCAGAGAACAAGCGTAAACAGGAGTTTACCGAGGCAAGCCTGGCAAAGCAAAAGGAATATGCAAAGGCAAAAGCGTCCTATGATGAGAAGCTCAAGGTCTTGGAGATAGAGCGTAATAACTTCCAAGACCAGCGCAATGCAACGGAACGCCAGATCGCCACAGCGGAAAGCAAGATCAAAATTGCGGAGCATGAAGCCGAGGTGGAACGTACCAAGCTGTTGAACCCTCTCTCTACCAGAAAGGTTGAGGTTGATAACAAGATTTTAACGGCCCGGAACCGGATTGAACTCTATGAGAGAGACGCTGCGGAAATAGAGGAGGACTGCCCTACCTGCGGACAGAAATTGCCGGAGGATAAAATAGCGGAACTCAAGACAAAGCGCGAGGAGTTTGTACGGAAAATTGAGGAAGAAAAAGCCAGCATTGAAACCTTGAACGCCGAACTCACGCAAATTGCAAATGAGACCCAGGAAACAACAAAAAAAGCCTCTGCCCAGCGTGATGCTAAAATCAGTAATGAAAAAGAGGAGATTGAAAAGCTCAATTCCAAAATCACAGAACTGAACAACAGCCTGGACGAGATCGCGCAACAGGTATCTGAACTCGCTTTCGATGAGCCTACCAATCCAGAGGTAACGTCATTCGATGACACAAAACTGAATGCCGCTTTAGCGATACAAACCAGTGTTGGGGATATAGCAGTGCTACGCGCTTCGTTAGTACAGGCACAGGAGGCCGCTGTCCGTATCGAAGGTTTGCAGAAGCAGATGGACGAGAAGAACAAACTGCTAAAGGTAAAGGAAGCCGAGTACGAAAAGGTTAAGCAGGATCCGGGGATTAGCGCAAAAGTCAAGACAGACCTTGATACTGCTACAGCCCTGCACAGCGAACTCACCGAGAAATATACCGCTGTCAAATCTGAAATCTCGCGTACCGAAGCCAGCATTGAGGCAATACAGAAAACTATTGCGGAGATAGCGGAAAAGGAAAACGAGTTCTCCGCGCTGAAAAAAGACAGCCTGGCCGCAGTAATTGAAGGGCAGGATTGGGAACTCATAGCAAAGGCATTCAGCAAGGACGGCATACAGGCCTTGGAACTGGACGCGCTCGCGCCCGGCATTTCCGATACCGCGAACCGCATACTTGAGAGCGCATACGGAGACCGTTTCCGTATCGAAATCAGAACCACGCGCATAGGCGGGGCTGGAAAGAAAACGAAGCAGATAGAGGACTTCCTAATCTATGTCATTGACAGCGAGGACGGCGAGGCAGTACTCCTCGATGACAAATCCGGTGGCGAAGCGGTATGGATAAAACGCGCTATATATGACGCATTTGCCGTTATAAGAAAGCGCAATACAAACTTTTCTTTCCTCACCTGCTTTCAAGATGAAGCAGATGGCGCGTTGGATTCGGCGGCCAAAACTGCTTACTGCCGGATGCTGGAAGCGGCACACGCGGAGAGTAATCTGCGGCTGACAGTAATCATCACGCATAGCAATGAAGTGAAGGCAATGATTGAGCAAAAAATTGACATGGAAGAATTGTCCAGGAGGGAGGCTGCATGAACGGTACAGCTTTAGCACCACTGCCAATGCCGCCTATATGTATTCATTGTACGCAGAACTGCATTTATTACCGCTATGGATATTGCGGGAAGGAGAAGAAAAAGTGAATGAGAAACGGTTTAGCGGTTTTATACTTGGCATTTTTAACGCCAGAAACATAGTATTTGTGGCAATGCTGGCGGTAGGCGCGTTATGTATTTTCATGTCGGCCCGAAACACAGCCTCGTACCTTTTGCTTACCGGCATGGAGCAGGTCATGTCTATTTTGACAGGTATGGCCTTGATCGTCTTTAGCGCTACCAGCTTTACAGCGGCGCAGTTGTTTCTAGCGCAGAAGGGAGCCGCTAAACTGTTTTCGATTTTCTTTGTGGTTATCGGAATAACGGTAATTACATTTTCCATTTTTTCTACTCTATCCCTGAACTATGACAAGTTTCTAAAAAGCGATGTCATACAAGCGGATATACAGGACATGATAGAAAAAAATCGGAGCGCTTTACTACGCGATAAAACGGAAGAAAGCCACGATGTAACACAATGGACAATGGATAACATGGACAGGCTGCTGGCAATGGCAGAGCAGCAGGGAGCGAGTTGGAACAACAGCATGAGGACAATCATGGAGACGGCGCAGAACCTAAGCGCAACCGAAAAAGAGACCGTGCAGAACATTGTTGAGAACATTTACGTTGACACAATACCACGGACTTTTTTCGCCTTCATATTGAGGCTGAAAGAAATTGATAGAAAATACTTTTTCGACTTCTTCATGATTGCTATCCCTGCCGTCTTCTATGACCTGCTTGCTCCGCTGGCTATAACGGTAGTGCTGTTTCTCATGGGCTTCAAAAGCAAGAAAGAAGAAGCCGAGGCCGAGGCAATAGCGGAGGTTCCCGCTTCCGCGACGCCTCCAAAGCCAAAAGAGGAAGCTCCGAGTATTAAGGACTTGACTACATATATTGAGAACGCAATGCAGGAGGAGTATCAAATACTTCCAGATGACGCTGTACCGAATATAGATGCGCAAAAGTGTGCGAAGTGCCGGAACTATCTGGCTTCGTTTATATACAAAGGAAATCCGCTGATTACCGAATCAGGAGATCAGTATGTTTCCATTTTTGATAAGGTGAATCTTATCAGGTTCATTACCCTGCAAGGTAATGTTCAAAGGCAAGGAGAACAGGAATGAAATACGGAAAGTTTATTGACGCTCCGGGGAGCTTTGCGTTTCAGTTAGATTTCTTATCTAAGGCTGTTTCTACGAATGAAACAAGGTACTTTATGAAGTACATCCATATTGAGAAATCGGATAAAGGCGAAGGCCTTTTAGGTGTCGCAACGGATGGACGGCGTTTGCACCTTATTGATCCATTTGACGTGGCTTCTGTATTAGGGATGACTCCCGGATATTGGGAAGTATTAAGGGGAGCGAAAAGAAATGCCCTATGGACTGTTCGCTTGGAAGATTGCGAGGTAAATGGGTGGCATTTTCCTGACTGGCGCAAGGTTATTCCCCAGGGAAAGGCAACATATACCACCACCTTTGAGGGGTTCAGCATGAATGGCTATAAAGGAAACTTCGGAGAACTTGCAAAGTTTATCCATGATTTTCCAGATGCCACAGCAATAAACCTTGAGTACCTTCATAATCTCGGAACTGGTTTTACATGGAACGTGGAATGGTACGGCCCAAGTAAAGCATTGAAATTTACTGAAGGTAACCGCATGGCTCTAATACAGCCAATGCTTATTGACTAGGAGGAGTGCTATGAAGTGTCCGTATCAAGATATCGGCTGCTGGTACATTGACGATGTAAGCCATGTCTGTGAAGCAGAATCCAAAAGCCAGTGCCGGCATTTGAACAATGAGCAGGAACCGGAAAAAAAACGAAGCCGGGAAACAGAAGATGATAAGGAGGACGGTGATGGCCGCTAAAAACAAGATTGAGATTAAACGTCCGTCCTGCCCAAAGTGCAAGACACCAATGAGGATTGTCTCTACCGGAATCATGGTGCAGACATTTGACTGCCCTTCCTGCGGGGAAACAAAAATTGTAGAGAGAGAGGGAACGAAAAAATGAGAGGTATAGCCTTCAATCCATGCTTTGTTAATGAAGCAGGTAACGATTTAATACCCGGCAAAATACACACGATACGCCAGAACTACGAATACTGGAAACGCTATGAGGGAAAGGAAGTAGCTCTATTTACATGGGAAGGAAAGCCTTATCGGAGTAAGCAGAAAATATTTTGCGTGAAACGGATTGTGAGTGTACAGGTAATTAAGTTTGTTGTAGATTCCGATATACCAGCTTTTTGGTTTGAATTTAATGGCGAGAAAATAAAATTATCGAAAAACGATGGATTTGAAAAATACTCTGATTTTATTACTTGGTTTACAAAAGGAGTATTACAGGGATACTACAAACGTAATAGCGAAATGGCAATCTTACACTTTACGGATTTTAGGTACGGAGGTAATCATGACGTGTCTTTGCGGGTTTGAAGCAGATACAAGTAAATTTATCGAGGTAAAAGTAGCGGCATATAATTACGCTCTCGATGACACCTTGCATTTTTCGGTACGCTTACCGGCTCCAGAACAGAAGCCAGGACATAGAGCTATACCGTCTGACGCTTATACTTTTCGCAGAAGAATGTACTCTTGCCCTAAGTGTGGAACGGTGAAAATGGAGGTTGAAAAATGATGGTACTTACTTTTACTGTCGCAGTTCTTCTCGGACTTGGAATAGGCGTTTTTTTGGGTATGTGGGCAACGGCTCATTCTGTGGCTTGGTGCGCTAAAAATAATAAGCTGTTTGATGTTCATTACAGCGTAATAGACACGCGAGGTAATAAGGAATTAGGTATTCCCGGCTTTGAAACTCCGGAGCAGTACAAATCCGGTATGGTTTAATCACGATGGGAGAGAGTTCCCTGGGGGAGGTTTTTGGGGTGTGTGTCGATATAAAACAGCCCGTGCTACAAGAGATAAGTTTATTATCTGCGCCGAAGGTCCTAATTCTCCTCCGGAAGATTGGAGACCAGAATGAGAAAAAAAAATAGGCCATGTTTTATGTGTGAACACTTTCAATTAGGAAAGAATCCTTGTAAAAGAGGCAATAAACGAGATGAAAGTAAACACTGCCCTGATTATACGTTGCCTGTTTATCGCGGGGATTTTTTGAAACTTGGGAAAAAGAATAAGCAAAAAAGAAAGCTATGCCCTATTTGCCCTGAATTGAAAAATTGTCCCCACGCAGATAACAGAACAAAGTGCTGGGAATATGACGAAGCGATAGGACAGGAGGTTTCATTGTGAACGGAGTTGAAAGAATTACTGCGGAACGAAAACGGCAAATTGAGGAATGTGGATATACCGCAAAGTATGATGATTTTTGGGATAAAGGTGAAATTGTTCAAGCTGCTATGTGTTATTGCATGGAGCCAGGTGAATCCAGAGATCTTGATTTGATAGATATATGGCCGTGGAATATCTCTTTTTGGGAACCGACACCTAATAATCGCATACATGAACTGGAAAAAGCAGGAGCTTTAATTGCTGCTGAAATAGATAGGCTATTAAGAAAGGAGGCTCAAAGTGAGTGACACTAAATTATTCCGTGGTTTTCACTGGTCAAACAAAGCATGGTACGCGGATGCGAACCGATTAAAAAATGGCTGCGTAACTTTTGGTATCTACTCAACCGAAGGCGGTACTACCGGAGAAATGACTATGGAGTGGATTGAACTTTGTGGAAAACTCGTACCCTGCTTAGAAGCTTTTGAAGATTCATGGAAGGTACTTGCAAGTTTCAAAGACGTTATTGACGCGCTCGGTTTATTAGATAACAAGCGTATTACTGATGAGGAATTTGTTAAAGTCCTGCTCGGCTGCGGTTTTACTGATTTGACAAAATATGAATACAAGGAGAAGGAGAGAAACGAATGTTAAGAAAGTTTTTTATGGTCAGTAATATCTTTGTGATTATTCTGGCCGCAATTTGTACAGGTATGGCAACAAAGGCTGTTTTTCAAATTATATGGATTTTTGTTTCGTCATTAAATGGTATCTCCTTTGGAATCCAATGGTTTTTAGAACCAAAAAAAGAGGAGACCGGAAATGCCGCTTAATCCACGTTCCGGGGATATGTACGATTTTATTTCTCATACATGGAATCCTGTTAAAGGCAAGTGTTCCCATGACTGCGCATACTGCTATATGAAACGCTGGGGAAAACAGAACCCAATACATCTTGATGAGAAAGAACTAAAAACATACATCTATCAAGGGCTTACTATATTTGTAGGTTCTTCATGCGACTTATTTGCTGACGATGTTCCCGATGAGTGGATCAAAAAAGTATTACACTATATTCGGAACTTCCCTTATACGGAGTTCTTCTTCCAATCCAAAAACCCGAAACGGATACTACCGTTTTTGTATCCTGCGGATACCAATTTCACAATTTGCACCACTATAGAAACGAATCGGTTTTATCCGGGGATTATGGGAAATACACCTTATCCAAAAGACCGTGCGGAAGCATTATATGATTTGTACTACAAAATGGATCCGCGTATCCCTGTACAAATAACGATTGAGCCTATACTTGATTTTGATACAAAGAAATTTGTAACCATGCTATATGGACTTCCTGTCTCACATATAAATATCGGCGCGGACAGTGGAAACAATAACCTGCCGGAACCGCCCAGGAAGAAAATAATTGAACTCATATCAGAACTTGAGCGATTTGCTGATGTACATAAAAAGAAAAACCTTCGGAGGCTTGGGATATGAAAATTAAAATTGATTTTACTAAACTACTCTATGAAGACTATGGTTACTTTGAGCTTGATATAGGGCTTGAGGTAGTAAATTGGTTTTTAGAAACCGGATTACAAGGTGATTATCGGAAACGAAGTGGCTGGTACATAAGCGGAATAAATCAGTTAATCTATGGGTATAGTTCCTGTAATGATAATGACCATGCAACGCCATTTCCTATAGCTCATCAGAGAAGTCTTGGAAGGTTTTTAACTTCCATATTTACGAGGGCTGTTTTGTCTCCTAGAGCATCACACGGTGGTTATAAAGAAGTAGCGGCATGGAGAGCAAAGAATAAAATATTCTTTGGGAAATACAGGTATCTTAATCTACCTGATAAAACGGTAAATAGAAACATCAGCGGACTTCTTTATAGAATTTCACTTTACGAAAAAAAGGAACTAAAAAAGAAATACGCACACCCTGATTTTCCGTGGAGGACACGTCCAAAAATAATCAGCGTTACATTCTCAACTTGTGGAGAGGGATATTTTATAAAAATAATGTTCAGTTTTTGGGAGTTTAATTATAGACCAGGCTGGACAGAATATATTGCGACACAAAGAAAAGGCGAATACATAGGTGATTTTCTTGCAAGAGCAGAAAAGAAACTCAAGAGGATAACGGTCAATACGGAAGCAACGAAAAGGCTCTCTTTTGAAACAAAAACTAATTTTAAGACATTTACAGAAAAGGGGTGCTATAACTGCATCTGGATAAAAAAGGATAAAGAGTTTTACTGCGGACAGATGGCTTTTTATCACAGGCATAGGCAAAAATGGTGCGCTATAGATAATCCCTGTAATCATTGCTGTGATGAATGGGAATATAAATTCCCAGAGGAAAAACATGATATATAACTGCATCTTGCCCGGCAATAATTTAGATACTCTAAAAACGCTTCCTGATAATTCGGTAGACTATTGCGTAACATCGCCTCCCTACTATGGGTTGAGGGATTATGGAATTGACAATCAAATTGGTCTGGAAAAAACACCGCAGGAATACATAGAAAAACTTATTGCTGTATTCCAAGAGGTAAAGCGCGTATTACATTCTAACGGCACATTATGGGTAGTTATTGCCGATAGTTATGCTGGTAGTGGCAAGGGAAGCGCGACACATACCGAAAGCGCAATGAGAGCGAAACAGGGTACTAATAAGGAAATGCTGGGGAAAACAAATGTGGCAAAAACTACATGGGGTAACGCAAAGCCAAAAGATTTAATCGGCATACCCTGGATGCTTGCCTTTGCGCTCCGTGAAGACGGTTGGTATCTCCGTCAAGATATTATCTGGTATAAGCCGAATCCTATGCCTGAAAGCGTTACTGATCGATGTACAAGAGCACATGAATATCTTTTTCTGTTAAGCAAATCAGCAAGGTATTATTTCGCAAATGATTATAACAAAGAACTTGCCATGCAAACTTGCAAGAACGCATCAACGTCTTTCAAAAGGGTAATAAAAAAACACGGTATTGAAGGGGTGTGTCCAGGGAAAATATCTAATCATAGATTGGACAGAGATGATATCCGGTATAACGGCGAATATCGTAATAGACACGATGTTTGGAAGATCGGAACTGTAGCTTCTGAAGAAGAACATTTTGCAATGTTCCCGCAGCGGTTAATTCTCCCCTGTATACTTTGCGGTTGCCCTGAAAATGGTATTGTCTTGGATCCATTTATGGGGAGCGGAACCACGGCGATAGTAGCAAAAAAGAATTTGCGGAGGTACATCGGCTGCGAGATAAACCCGGAGTATGTGAAAATAGCTGAACAACGTATAGAGAATGAGAAGGGGCTTTGGGATGAGGAATAAGGAAAACATCACCCACGGCGAACTCTGCGTAGCTGTGGCGAAACGGTACAGTAAAAAGGTTGCTCTATACGAATATAAAAGCACTGCCTCCGCAGAAGAACCGGATGTACTTGTTTTTAATCAAGATAATACAATTCTTTTTGAAATAAAAGTATCGTTATCAGATTTTAAGAGAGACCAATACAAGGACTGTAGAAAAAAATATAGGTGTCAATACTGGGCTTTCCATTTACCAATAAACCCAGCAGCAATGAATGAGAAAAATGTTAGGCTGAAACTTGATAAAGGACACATTGATATACGCCTTATTGAAAAGGAACATCTTGGAAACCGCCGCTATTTTGTATGCCCTTGGGGAGTTATCCCTCTTGATAAAATACCTGAAGGCTGGGGCCTTATATATTACAAAGCTGGGAAGTTTTTCTGTCAGAAACAATCTGCAAAGTTTAGGTCTGACCTGCGTACTGAAAACAGGCTTGTCGTTCATGCCCTGCGGAGATACGCCAGCGGAGATAGCACTGGGATTTTAATAAATACCTATGGAGGTAGCAAATAATGTTATTCCCTCTTGACGGTTATTACGAAGCAGTAAAAGACGGCAATAAATATGCTCTTGAACTCTATGAGCGACACTACTCTTGTTATAAGTACAAAGATGGCAGGGAAAGAAAAATATTCTGCGGCCCCGGTGAAAAAATGGTTTTGCTTACCTTTGAAAAAGACGCTTTGTTTGTGTGGCGAAAGTTTATTGATGATAGCGGACAGAAGGGAATAAACTGCGCTATTTTCCGTAACGAGGGAAAGATTTTATCATCATCCCTTATCACGGAAGCTGTTAAACTGGCATGGATACGCTGGCCGAGGGAACGACTATACACCTATGTAAACTCAAAAAAAATAAAATCTACAAATCCCGGTTACTGTTTTCAAATGGCTGGATGGAAAAAGTGTGGTTTCACAAAAGGCGGTTTAGTAATTCTTGAACTTTGTTATGGAGAAGGAGATGACGACTATAATGAATAAAAACATAACTGTCGAATCTGGAGACACTCTAGGAAAATATCTTGTTAAGAAAAGGCGTTGGAAATTTACTCTTGATGAGATATTAGACGCACTACGCAAGTATGATGGCGATATTTACTACATAATTTTTGATGCTCGTGAAGATGTTTATCAGGGATGGAATGACGAGCCGCAAAAAGGAGATGTTGTGGAAGCATATAAATTGTTTGCACTAGAAACTGCAGTGTTGGGAAAGGAGGAATAACATGGCGAAAATAGTAATCGAAATTGGGTGCGGGAAAATAACGTGTCAGTGTTGCAAAGGCATTTACACAGATCATTATAATATTTGTTCCGTATTTTGTGGTGTTTTTCATAAACCGTTAGCCGAGGCGATTGGGCCAGCAATACGAGGATATATACGTCTTCCTGAATGCTTGGACGCAGAGAGAAAAATAGTACAGGAAGAACAAATAATGGGTATGTTCTTAGAAAAACCCATTGTAGAAAGTCTGCTCCGCGAAGTCAAAACACACATAAACAATTCCGAAGATGACCCAAGAATGGGAGGCCGCGCTCCGATGTATTTGTATGAATTGGAACAGGCTTTAGAAACGGCTTTATCTGCGGGGGTAAAATAAAATGAAGAAAACTTTTGAAGTGGTGGATATGTTTTGTGGCGCGGGTGGGGAAAGCACTGGTATATTCCAAGCCGCCGCAGAGATTGGTATGGAAATACACCTGACCGCGATAAATCACTGGGCGCGTGCCATAGAAACACACGCGGCAAATCATCCCTATGCGGATCACCTATGCGAATCCATAGAGCATATAGACCCTACAAAGGCCGTTCCCGGAGGGAAGGTGAATTTGCTCTGGGCTTCTCCGGAGTGTACACACCACAGCGTAGCTCGCGGTGGCCGTCCACGGAGTGACCAGAGCCGGGCCAGCGCATGGGAAATACTGAAGTGGCTGACTAAGCTCTATGTGGAGCGCGTCATTATTGAGAACGTCCCGGAGTTTCTTTCCTGGGGGCCGCTGGACGATACCGGAAAGCCGGTTCAGAGCATGAAGGGGAAAACTTTCCGTGCCTTTATAAGCAGCTTACGGAGCCTCGGCTATACCGTGGATTGGAGGATCCTCTGCGCAGCGGACTATGGGGATCCCACAACGCGCCGCCGCCTGTTCATACAAGCGGTTAAGGGTAGGAAGCGCATTGTCTGGCCAGAAATAACCCACATGGACAGGGACGGACAGAACATAATGGGGTATCTACCGTGGAGACCGGCAAGAGAAATTATTGACTGGTCTATTCCCGGAACCTCCATATTCGACCGTAAGCGGCCCCTTGCACCGGCAACGATGCGGAGAATAGCGGCAGGAATAGAACGGTATTGGGGAGAGGCCGCAAAGCCGTTTCTGGCTATTCTGCGCGGCACAGGAACGGTAGAAAGCATAGATGACCCCTTATCCGCTATTACTTGTTCCGGCGCACACCACGCGCTTGTATACCCACAGGCCTTTATAACACGGTTCCAGGGAGACCATTCTGGCCAGAAGGACGGCGATAACCAGAACCATAGCCTAACAAGGCCATTACCGACCCAGGACACATCGAACCGGTACGGGTTGGTCCAGCCCTTCATTTTGCCGAATGAGGGATATTTCCGTGGTAACCAAGCGCGTTCCATAGATGACCCTTTGAATACTGTTACTTCACGCGGCGCGGGGGGAATAGTTGAACCCCTGCTCCTTGAATACTACGGGAACGGCGGGGTGTCTCCGTTATCCGACCCTATACCGACCATTACCACAAAAGACAGATTCGCGCTGCTTGCGTACTTTTATGGAAACCACCCAGGGTATCCGGTAACGGAGCCGCTGAAAACGGTAACCTGTATAGACCACCACGGCCTTGTAGAGGGTATAGCTGGCAAGGCAAGACTGGATATCCTGTTCCGAATGCTCAAGCCGCATGAGCTTAAGCAGGGACAGGGCTTTTCAAAGGAATATATCGTCAAAGGAACTATCGCCGAACAGGTAAAGCAAATCGGCAATGCCGTGCCACCGGGAACAGCGAAGGGGCTGTCTCTGGCTGCAATGAGCGCATAAGGAAAGGGAGGGGGAAAAATCATGGCTACGCATAGGTATATTTCAACAACGTTTTGGGATGACGCATGGATACAGGGGCTGGAACCGGATGAGAAGTTTATATACCTCTACCTTATGACCAACCCTTTGACCAGTATAAGCGGGGTGTACAAAATCACAGACCGCAGGATTAGCTTTGATACCGGCCATGACGAGGACAAAATAAAGACCGTTCTGGAGAGATTCGGCGCGGAGCGGAAAGCAATCCGCATGGGGGAGTACATCATACTCCCTTCCTGGCCGAAACACCAGAGCTGGGAAACTATGCCAAAAATAAAGCAGGGGATTATCAATGACCTTGACCAACTCCGGGACGAGGAGCTTCTTTTAGTGTATACTACAGGGTACAAGTTTCCTATGCAGGATCTGCTCAAGAAAAGGAAACTAAAGTATACAAATGAGACAAATGAGGATACAGTATCATTGTCTAGCAAAGGCAATGATAGCCTATCAGAGCCTATACATAGTCTATCAGAGACTACCTATAGAGACCCAATTATTCAATTAAATTCTAATTCAAATTTATTAAATTTAGAATTTATTGGTAATTCTATAGACCTTCCTGAAAATCCTGATGTGGATAACTTGGGGAAAAAAAGACCACCACCAAAAGAGTTATACATAATCATAAAAGAAAAGGTGAAGTCTCATGGGTTTTACATTGATGATCCAGTTGCTAAGAAAATAGCGGCTTCAATTCCTGACCCTGCATGGTTCACGGCTGGGCATAGCATAATAGACCTTGTAGCCGAGAAAATAACAGCAATCTATTCCGGTAAGCCAAAAGAGGAACGGAAAAAGCTGTTTGTTTCCGCGTTGACTAAATGGGAAAATATACAGGATGAGTTTCCGGACTGGCAAAACAAGCAAATACAAGCCGATGCAGAACGCGCTATGGAGATATTACGCAATAACCCTCCGCCGCTTTGTCCTCACTGCGGAACCGACATGGGAGGCAAGAGGTCATGCTCGAACTGCAAAGGTATTGTAATTTTCAGCGAGGAGGAGAAGGTCTGGAAATATGAAGAACTGATAGAGTTTCCAGCCTTTACCGACTATATGCAACAGATAAGCGGGAAAAATAACAATTCAACTTCACCACCGGAAGAAGACATTGAGTTTTGAACCGGATATAAAAGTAAATAAAAAGAAAAAGGAGGTAACAAAAGAGAAATAGGAAAATAAACGGCGTGGAAAACGGCGTTTATTTCGGAACTGAAACGGCGTTTATTCTCCCACCCAGCGCAGTGGAAAAAAGAGTAAACAAAAGGAATGAGAAGATGAGAAAAGAGAGACAACGCAGTATTGCGTTGTGAAGGACATCGCGGTATATTTGATATACCGTTTATATTTTAGGAACGTTACCGGACGCGCCTATGTAGGAGTAATACCTATGGGTGAATTACGTGTAACGTGCAAAGTGGCAGATTTCCTGCCCTATGACCAGATTGAGCCGCTACAGGGACGGCTTAAGAAGCGGACTGACGAGCAGCTGGATAAAATCTGCCGCAGTATTATTAAACACGGCTGGGCCTTTCCAGAGTTTATCTGGAATAACGAAGGGCATAATTACTGCCTGGACGGACACGGACGGCAGGCCGCTATTCCACGCCTTATCGAAATGGGCTATACCATACCGCTTATTCCGGTAGTCTACATCGAGGCCAAGAACAAATCCGAAGCAAAAGAACTGCTGCTCAAGTGTATAAGCCAATTCGGAACTGTTACCCAGGAAGGTATAGCGGAGTTCATTGACTTCAACTGCGACTTCATAGATTTTGAGATCCCAAACATTTCATTCGATGACCTAACCTTCGGTGGCGAGGATCCAGCCGATACCGGCGATGTATCGGAATCGGATTTCAATTACAAGGAGCAGTTCGGCGTTATCGTTATCTGCGAGAGCGAGAAGGAGCAGGAAGCCGTATACACCAAACTTGCTGGCGAGGGCTATAACGTAAGGGTGGTGAAAACATGAGATTTGAAATACATAACCGAGTTTCTGATTTTAATTCATACCGCGCAGCGCGGGTGAAGTCCCTTTTCAATGCCGAGAATGGTTGCAATTTTGACCTTATTGCCGAGATAGACTTCCCGGAGGACTGGCAAATAGGCGTTATTGTCGGCCCCAGCGGATCCGGTAAGACCTCCCTGGGAAAAAAGATTTTCGGAGATGACAAAATAATCAATCTCGACAATGAGTGGGATCCCAGCAAGCCTATTATTGACGATATTGAAGGCGACTTCGATGAGGTATGTTCCGCGCTCTCCTCTGTAGGGCTGGGTAGCGTTCCCTCCTGGCTTCGGCCATTTTCAGTATTGAGCAACGGCGAGAAGTTCAGGGCTGGGCTGGCCCGGCTCTGTATCAGTAGGCCAGATACAGCGGTGGTGGACGAGTTCACTTCCGTTATTGATCGACAGATCGCAAGAATTGGAAGCCTTGCCTTTCAGAAGCAGTGGCGGCGCGGGAATACTGGACAGAAAATTGTACTGCTCACTCCGCACTATGATGTCCTGGACTGGCTTGAGCCGGACTGGATTTTCGATACCAAAGACGGCAGGTACGAAAGGGGGAGGCTTCGTCAACGGCCAAAGTTTACTCTCGAAATACAGCAGGTCAACCAAAGTTACTGGAAGTATTTTAAGCCGCATTACTATTTAGACCTGCCAATGCCTATAGCGGCGCGGTATTTTATTGGCACGGTAGACGGAGAACTTGCTTGCCATTTAGCGGTTGCGTGTAAGTTTGAAATAAAATGCTATCGCGCCACAAGGCTGGTTACGATGCCGGAGTGGCAGGGGGCTGGTGTGGGAACAAAGTTTCTGGATTATATTTGCCAATACCACTTAGACGGCAACGGCCTCGGAGGGCATAGATACCCTACTCTGTTCCACACATCGCACCCTCAACTCTGCGGCGCATTACGGCGAAGTAAGAAATGGACGCAGGTATCTGCTGTTCTTTACGGCGGCAATAAAGTGAAGTCCCAGAAAAGCATAATGCGGACATCAAAGTCAAATGTGAAAATGAACGCTGGGTATGGGGGCCACTTCCGGGCCGTCCAGGGTTTCAAATATCTGGGAATACGTGGGGAAGGGAAATGAAAATCTTTTTTTTCGGCCAACGCTCATTCGGCGCGGCAGTATTGAGGCGGCTGCTGGGGGATGGACACATAATCACTGGCGCGGCTGTACCGGAACCAGGCCAGTACTATGATAAAGCCCATATCCTTTCCGTAAAGGAAAAAGTACCGTTACTACCAGCTGAAAAAATCATGTCCAAGGATATTCCTATAGATACGGAACTCATTGTCGCAGCGCACAGCCACCATTTCATTTCTGAAAAAGCCCTGCAACGCGCACGGTACGGCGGTATCGGGTATCATCCCTCTGCGCTTCCAAGACATAGAGGGCGCGATGCCGTGCGCTGGACAGTTGCTATGAGGGATCCTATCACTGCCGGCACAGTGTATTGGCTCAATAACTGCGTTGACGGCGGTGATATTTTTACACAGCGGTTTATTCATGTATCACCCACGGAGAACTACCACCAGCTTTGGAAACGCCTATTTGATATCGGCGTGGAGATGCTTGCCGCAGCGGTTACTTCGATAGGAAGCGGACACGCGCCGCGAGAACCACAGGATCCGAAGTACGCGACATGGGAGCCGCCTTTTGACGGCAACGCAAGATTGCATAGACCGGAACTGTTAACAATAACAGGCCCCGGAGAAACAGAACAGGGAGGGAAAAACGATGCCTAGATCAGATGGATTAGCGGCAGGGGTGAGGACGCGCTTCAGTAGTGAGTACCAACCCGCAAACCGTGGCCGCAAGCCTTCACAGTTGAAGGCGTGGATCAAAGAGAACAATGTTTCCAGCAATGATTTCATTGCTATTTTCACGACTATTATTGCAACGCACACGCTGGAGGAGTTGGAGGATATGGTCAGTGCGAAAAAAAAGCAGAAACTTCCGGTAATAGTTGCGCTTTGTATATCGGCTTTCCTGCACGACATGAAAACCGGAACCTTGACGGCGGCAAATAGTATCCTTGACCGAATCATGGGTAAGCCGACACAGCAGATTACCTTTGGGGGAAGCGGCGAGATTGAATTACCGAATGACCCCAAAGAAAGAATGGCATTAGCGGAAAGGCTAAAGAAAGAAATAGACCTCGGAAAAGTTTCCACAGAGGAAGAACTTGCATCTACAAAGAAAACGGCAGCAAAACCAAAGACGGCAAAGGCCCCGAAGGAGAAGTAATTATGGCATTTATCTTTTTAGTGTTTCTTTTGCTAATGTGGGCTATTGACTGGATGGCGTCTATAATTGAATCTATAGACGAGAAAGACGAGGACAGGCTGGAATAAATGTCCTCATACTTTGACGATATAAAAACAAACGTCTTAGGTATTGGCATTGAGTTTGAAGGTGAAAAGCGAGTTACCGATCTAACGTACCGGAAATGGAGAAACGCAGTATTCACCAGAGACCTATTTACGTGTCAAAGCTGTAAAAAGAAATTTCCGAAGGCCGAGTTAGAGGCGCACCACATAAAGCCTTTTTCTGTGGCCCCGGAGTTACAGTTTGACACAAAAAACGGATTAACACTTTGCCATGACTGCCATGTTAAAACAGATACCTATGGCCGAAGCCGCATGAAGAAAAAGGCGCGGGTAACATAGTGTCAAGATCCCCAGCAGGTGTTAAAGATATAACTGATGACGAACTCTGGAAGCTACTCTACCTGCGCAGATTAGAGGCCGTGGATCATCATCTTAACTTTATGTCCTATACCTGGACTAATCAGAGCAGACCCTTTATTGTCGGATACCATACCAGACAAATATGCGCGTGTATTGATTACGCTATAGAGAAGTTCCGAAACGGCATATCAACGTATTGGGTGATCACGGTTCCGTTCCGGCACGGCAAGAGCGAGATCATCAGCCGGAAACTACCGGCGCACTTTCTCGGTCTATTCCCGGACTGTAACGTTATCCTCTGCGGCCATACCACGGAACTTACGGAAGGCTTTTCCAAGACGGCCCGGAACCTTGTCAAAACACCAGCCTATAAAGAACTGTTTCCAAACATAGATATTGATCCAGGCTCAAGCAGCGGAGCGCACTGGAAAATTAAAGACCATGAAGGCGAGTGCTTTAGCAGCGGCCTTATGGGAAGCCTTTCCGGGCAGGGGTATCACCTCGGATTACTCGATGACTATTGCCGGAACCGTGCCGATGCAGAATCCGCGACTATGCGTGAAAAAATGTGGGACGCTTTTACCAATGATTTTATGACACGCGGCGCGGAGGTGAGCATTACCATTGTATTGGCAACGCCGTGGCACGTTGACGATATAATAGGCCGAATAAAAGAAAGCCAAAAACATGACCCTGAATTCCCTCGGTTTAATTTTTTGAAGTTTCCGGCATTGAAAGAAAGCTACCCCTCCGGCACATTGTTTCCGGAGCGCTTTAATAAAAAATGGTACTCCCAGCGCAGGGCTGTTCTGGGAGAGTACGGTTTCTATTCGCTTATGCAGCTGGATCCGAAAAAGCGTGGCGGTAATATGCTCAATACCGAATGCGTAGTGCGACATCAAAGCCTTTCCGAATACCCCAAGCACCTGCGCTGGCATAGGATATGGGACTTGGCACATACCGCAAAGCAAAGGACAAAAGCAGATCCGGACTGGACTTCCGGTACATTGCTGGCGTTTCAGATACAGGACAACATGATACATCTCTGGATTAAAGACGTGGTGAGGGTGAGGGAGAATGCGCCACAACGCGATGCAAAAATCAGGATGATAGCAAGACTTGACGGCCCATATACAAAAATAGGCGTTGGTGGATCCGTTGATTCAAAGGATGCTATTGCTACGCTAAGGGAAATACTCAAATCAAAGCGGATAGTGTATTCAGTGCCAGAAAACAAGGATAAAGTGATACGCGCTACCCCGCTTGAACCGATATTTCAGGCTGGCAATGTCCATGTTCCTATGTCTGCGCCGTGGCTCAAGGACTGGCTAGAGGAAATCGAGGCTTTTCCGCTTGGAAACCACGATGACCAGGTAGATAACCTTTCCGCAGGGTACGCGCTGTGGGATAGCCAGGGAAATACCGATTCCCTTTATGAAGATTAAAGTTGACAGGGAGGGAAAATAGTGATATGATAAAAAGCATGACCAAGATTATAAGTTACCCATATCGGGCAGGAAAAACACAAAAGCAGGGCAAGCGTACATTCATATCAGCAAGAGACAATATGTTTCCCAATTCCATTGTTGCAACCTCTGTAATTGATATGCTGGGAATTAGGGGTAAGGACTTGGAAAAGTCACCGTTTTTGCATGACGATGAGATAGATAGTTGCGCTGTTGGCGCATTCTCTCGGTATGACAATAATCTTTTTCAAGGAGAGTATTTATGTTAGTTGATTCAATTCAAGTAAAGATGAGACCTTATGTTCTCGAAGATGAGGCCGCAGAATTTGTCAATGATAGATGTGTTAAAATCACACTAAGAAAGATAGATACTCCACGGTTTCCAAAGCTGGCTGTTAACAGAGACATTTATTTGCCGGTTGAGGCCGCAGAAGACTTAGAAAGGGTGCGTCAAAAGTGGATCGGTGAAGTATTAAGCAATGATTTATTAAAATCCGCAGAGGAAGATTTTATTTCTTTCTTAAAACGCTATGAACATAAAGGAAATCTCTTTTTAGAACCGGAGCCGGAGAAACCTTACTTTCAAATATTCAAGGATATGCATTTCGATTATTATTAGCTATTTTTTTAGTTTTGCCGTACTGCCGGGTTCGGTAAAACAAAATATATCCCAGGAGGGGAGATATGGAGAAGACAAAACCCGGCGCAATCAACCCAAAGAATTTTAGGCAACTGATAAAAGACGGCTGGAGCAATCTCATTACCGGCTTGAATTCAGCGCGGACATCAAAGAAGCGGCATACCCAGCACGTATTCAGCGGCCTCTTATCTGATACCGAACTGGATTCCATGTATGCGGAGGACGGTCTCGCGGCGCGTGTCGTCAAGCTGCTGCCCGATGATATGTACCGCGAGGGCTGGGAGTACGAGTTCCCGGACATAGATAAACTCAAGGCCGCTGAATACGGCGAAGTCTATTCCGCTGTATTTGAGGAGATTGCTGCTCCTACCAAAATGAAAGAAGCCGCGTACTGGAACCGGCTCAAGGGTGGTTCCGCTATTCTCATCTCGGTTATTGACGGCATGGAAATGACGCAACCCCTGAACCCAAAAAGAATCAGCGCATTTGAAAAACTCAAAGTCCTTGACAGAACAGAAATTGATTTCACAAATATACAATGGCAAAATGATCCAACGCAGCCCAGATATGGATTACCGGTACTCTACCCTGTAAGGTTTGGCATAGGTCAAAATCTGGCCGCTACCCAGATGGTGCATTATTCGCGGATTATTGAATTACACGGAGATACGCTGCCGAGATCCACCGAGACCGCACTATCCCAGGAACAACGCTTCTGGGGAATATCAGTTCTGCAACGCGCTGATGATCGAATGAAAACGCTGGGATCATCACTCGGAAGCATAGACCAGCTTCTTGAAGAAATGGGTGTTGGAAAGTATAAGTTCAAAGACCTTGCAATGCTGTTGTCTGCTCCCGAAGGTAAAGCTGCTATTATGCGGCGCGTTGAGATCATGGACTTAACGCGCTCCGCTTTCCGTTCCCAATTCTTTGATTCAGAGGAGGACTTTGCTCGCGATGTCGTAAACTTCACCGGCATACCTGAAATACTTTATATCATTTTCATGTTGCTGGCTGCAGATACAGGGTATCCGATAACGCGCTTATTCGGCGTGTCCCCCGGAGGCATGAACGCTACAGGCGAGAGTGATATGCGTAATTACTATGACAGTGTACGCTCTGCGCAGACCACGGAAGCGTTGCCGATGATACTGCGGATAGTGCGTATTATTAGTCAGTGGAAAGGCATTGAAGAACCTTATATTAAGTTCCTGCCGCTTGAAACCATGAACGAAAAAGAAAAAGCAGAACTGGAAAAAGTGAACGTTGATAAGGACAAGATCGAGGCCGACACGTACAAGACATACATTGATATGGGTGTTCTTCACCCGCACGAGGTACGCTTCCTCAAGTTCGGGAATACGCTTGACGATATTCCTGTCCCAGAGGGTTACGAGCTTCCGGCAGTTGAAACCGTGTCCGAAGATCCAGCGAAGGAAGAAAAGCCAGAGGAAGAAGAACCGGAAGAAAACCAGGAACCAGAAGATGACGAGGACGAGGACGGCAAATAATCGTGAATGATAGTATCCGCGCCGCGCTGGTAAATCTCATAAAATCTAACCGAAAAAAAATGAGCAACGCACAGCGGAAAAGAGGCGTGAAACCGCAGCGGTGGCTTTACCCTGTTGCAACCGAGGCGCGATATGCCGCGAGTATCCGCGCATGGTTTCGGCCTATGAAAGATTATGTCCATACCTACCTAAAGGAAAATCAAGAAGCTATCCTGCACGGCGATTCCGAGTACCGGGCCGATGACGTTTCAGTTACGCGGCTTGACGCGGTTCCTGGACACTCTTTTAAGGTGATGATTGATTCTCTCGATGGATGGATAGGTCAGTACGTGCCAGAAGATAACGAAAGCGTAAGTGGATCCCCTATCTACATGGGGCTGGGAAAAATTGCAGATAATGTGTTTGATTTCAATGAAGGCCAATTCGAGAAAGGAGCAAAATCTGTTCTCGGCGTGGAGTTCCCTGTTGGTGAATTATGGTGGCCGCAGGCAAGAGAGAACTGGGCACAGTTTAATTATCAGACCATTACCGGAGATCTACGGAAATATGTCCGTGATATAAATCAATTAGTAGAACGCGCTATTACTTCAGGAAAAACAGTAAGGGAATTATCGAAACAAATACAGGTGTTAGATGATAAGATGAGCAAAGGCCGCGCAAACTTTATCGCAAGAGATCAAATAGGGAGGCTTAACGGTCAAATCACACAGACCCGCATGGAGAGCATTGGGCTTGAGATGTATATATGGGAGACCAGCGGGGATGAGCGCGTCCGCGAATCACACGTATTGATAGATGGCGGCCTATGCCGCTGGGATGATTCCACGGTTTATTCAGAGGACGGAGGCAAGACATGGATAAATAGACCGTCTGGCGCAGTATTGCTACACCCTGGGGATGATTATCAATGCCGTTGTACAGCTATAGCGTATTGGCAGGAGCTTGTCAATGAAGCGGACACTATGATAGCGCAGTATGAAGAACTGGACGCGATAGCTGCACAAAATATTGCGGCAATGCCAAAACCAGCGCCTCCGGTTCCTCCTGAACCTGAATCGAAAAAGTTTATTACACAGAAAATTCTTAAGTCTGAAATATCTGATTTGAATAAGCAAATGAAAGCCCTTGAAGGGAAAACAGGAGAAGCAGATAAAAAAGCATATCAGGAATTAAAAGCAAAAAAAGAAGCTATTGAAGCTGAAATAGAAAAGCGCAAAATCAGGGCCGAGAGGAAAAAGCTCACAAAGGAACTAAAAACTCTTGAAAAGGAATTAGACAGCTTTGAAATAAAGACTTACAGCGGGATATGGAAAGATGATGTAACAATCAAAGACTACGAGGCAAAGGCAGAAGCTATTGCAGAGAAAAGAGCCTATTACGAGATGAGGCTCAAGGATACCGGCCTTTCCGCAGTTGAAAGGGCAAGGCTCAATACTTACTTACAAGACCTAAAGGATTTTGAGCTTGAGGGAAAAAGATATGCCGGTATTTTAGCGTCAATCAATGGTAATAAAAGCCGGTTGACATCCCTTGGAAAAAGAGCTATACTTGATACTGGTACTGGTAACGCATACACGCCGGAAAGAAAGAATGCGGCTCTATGGGCTAAAACACCAGGAGCCGCAGACAAAAAGCTCCGGAACGTATGCGGTGAGGTATGGCGGGGGGCTACAAAGGCCGAGCGTGATGCGTTATATGCGTACACGGCAGGCCCTGGTGGATTTAATCGTCCACTGCGTGGTATAGACCAAAATAAAAACTTCAAGGGTGTTGGCAAAGTTCCCCTGAATAATGAAGACAGGGGAGATGCAATTAGGAATATGACCAATGTAATCAACCGCTCAAAGTATGATTTTGATGTATGGTTGCAGCGCGGTATTGAACAGGCATCTGGAGCGTCAGCGTTCTTAGGAATAAGCGAGCATGACCTGTGGTACTGGTCTCATGAACAATTGCAGAGTTTGGTAGGAAAGCCAGTTATTGATCAAGGATTTGTTTCCTGCGGAAGTTCAAAGGGTTCAGGGTTTAGTGGATATATCTTTAATATCTACTGTCCAGAGGGAACAAAAATGATGTATGCAGAGCCATTTAGTGCGTATGGTCATGGTGCTAGAAGCAGTAGCTGGGATGGAAAAACAGGACAAAAAACATTTAGCATGGAAGATGAAACTATCATCCAGCGAGGCACAACTTTTCGTATAACAAAGGTTGAGAAGAAAGGCCCTGTTGTATTTTTTGATATTGAGGTTATTGATCAGATTTAGGAGATGATTGGTATGGCAGATGAAGAAAAGAGGCCACGCTGGGAAAGTGAGGAATGGCGAGCGCAACAGCCAAATCCCAAAGCCTGTAAAACTTGTATTTTTTCTCATGGTGAATCTCCTTGGGCAGATGATCCAATAAAAGCAAGCTGTGAGATATTTGTCTATCCCGATATTAAACCTCGTGAGGTGCTCTTTGAAGGAGCGGAATGTGAATACCACGAGAAGGAGAAATAGTGAAAACCTATAAAACAAAAATTGAATCTGTTCTTCTCGGCGTGGCAGTTGGTGATGCTTTAGGCGTTCCTGTAGAGTTCAAGCCTCGTGGTTCATTCAAAATTAACGACATGATTGGGCACGGAACACATAACCAGCCGCCTGGAACATGGTCTGACGATACTTCATTAACTCTTTGCCTTGCTGACGCAATGGCAAGCACTGACAGATTTACAACTATACTTGAAAGTACTGCTAAAAATTTCTGCCGCTGGTATGAGCATGGTGATCTAACAGCGCTGGGTGAAGTATTTGATATCGGTATTTCTACATTACGGGCAATAAAAAGATTATTGGATGGTACATCTCCGTTTGAATCTGGTTGTAACGGTATAGACGAAAACGGAAATGGTTCTCTTATGCGAATTGCTCCGCTTGCTTTTTCTATTGTAAATGAGCCACAGGATAAGCGGTATGAAATTACTAGCTGGTTTTCGGCTATAACCCACGCACATCCGATCTCAATTATTTCCTGTATTATCTATGTTGAGTATCTCATCAAATTACTTAGTGGCGGCGATAAATTCATGGCCTTTGAAGCTACACAAAGAGAAGCAACAGATGCTCTTACGCGAGGCAAATTAAATAAATATTATAGCAATGATATTTCTGACTATTTTATGCCGCTTATTTTCCCAGGTAATAAATGGCAGCTTTGCGATGAGGGCGATATTAAAAGCGGCGGTTTTGTTGTCGATACCCTCAAGGCTTCAATATGGTGCTTTCTCACAACAGATAATTACCGTGACGCAGTATTGAAGGCAGTTAATTTAGGCAATGATACCGATACTACCGCAGCGGTAACAGGCGGCCTTTCTGGTGCTTATTATGGATTCAGTGATAATGGGATACCGCAGAAATGGATTGAGGGATTAGCAAGACATGAAGCTATTTCAGACCTTGCTGGTAAAGTTTTTAACAAACGCAATTACTAGAGCGTGTCTTGCCGGAGACCCGCCTGTAGATATTTGGGAGGATATTTTACATGGAATTGACGGCAGAACAGGGCGCTATTTTTCAGCGTCTATGCGGCGAGATTAAACCCGGCGAGTACGGGCGCGTTACGGTCTCCTTTACAGGGCAGCCCTCAAACACTGTCCAGATAACAGGAGAGAAGAATTACCGGTTCGATAACCGGAAATTTCACGGCCAAGAGGCAGATCCCACCCTGGGGGAAGCCCAAAACAGGGAAAAATCAGGAAAATACTAGGAAAAATGAGAAAACTGGTTGACATATTTCTCATTTGAGATATAATTTGACTTGAATAGTACGGCTGGCTGGCCGAAATACGGAAGCCCCCCGGAACAAGACAGGAAACCCCTGCCCTGCTCCGGGGGGCTTTTTTGTACCCAGGAGATTTTATGGCAGTGGTGAAACGGTATGATTCCCTTGACCCCGGAAAATGGATGACTACTCCCTTCTCAAAGACACCGGAGGGCTTTCTTACCGGCAGAGCTATTGTTACCAGCGTTGGGGTTTTCACCTACCGAAATCTTGATGGCAGCATAAGCCGAGAACTGCGCTTGCCGCAAGAAGTATTTTCAAGGGACAGCTTGGATTCAATGAAACTCAAGCCAATGACTAATGATCACCCTGACGAAAAAGTTACCCCTGACAACGCTAAGGCTCTCCAGATAGGAAGTCTGGGGAATAATCCCTCGGAGTGGGTAGATAACTACGGTCTCAAGTTCCCCGAACAAATGGAACGCGGGGAAAGCGGTAGCGATGGCTTCCATGTCTCCATTGACCTAACTATCACGGACGCAGCGGCCATAAAAGAAATCGAGGAGCGTGGAAAATACGCTCTCTCAATGGGCTATGCCTGTGAAGTTGAATCCGCTACTGGCGTGTGGTGCGGCATGGCTTATGACGCTATACAGCGAAAAATCCGCTATAACCACTGCGCTCTCGTTGACGGCGCACGAGCCGGAGACGCTGCGAGGATCCGGTTAGACAGCAACGAGAAACAGCCGGAAAAAAACAATTTCAGTATTCACTTGGACAGTGGAGACGCTGTTCTTGTAAATATGCCCTCTGGGGTAACCAGGGGAGACCACCAAGCCAAAAGTCAGGAGGAAACGACTATGAATTATAGGCTTGATAACGGCATAGGATATGATGCCCCGGAGGGATTCGTTCAGGCATACGTGTCCATGAAAGAAAAAGCGGATGCCGCCACTGCAAAAGCAGACGCGGCAGAAAAAGCAGTGGCTGATTCCAAGGCCGCGCTTTCCACTATGGAAGCCCAGCGCGATACCGAAAAAGCTCGCGCAGACAAAGCGGAAAAGGAATTGAAGGAAGCCCAGACTGCCCTCAATGATCCGAAACGCCTTGACGCGGCTATTGCGGAAAAGGTTGCACTGCACGATGCGGCTAAGAAAGCCGGTATCGAAATCAAAAATGATGCGTCTGATCTGGACATCAAGAAGGCAATCATTGTTTCGGTATTCCCGGATTCAAAGTTTGACGGTAAGGACGAGACGTACATCTCTGCGCGGTTCGATGCCACCGTGGAGATTTTGAACAAAAACACTGATGGCGTAAGCCGCGTAGTGGCTGGGGAAAACTATCAGGGCCAGGCCAGGCGCGATTCCGACACGGCTCATCAGGACATGGTGGATAAACTGTGGAACCTGACCAATAACGTCAAAGATGACGAGGGGGTATAAGCGATGAGTGATAGAGATTTATACGGAAACCCGCAGCGAGCTATTGCCGGGCAGACCCACGGCCTTACCGGAAGAACCAGAACCTATACCGCAGGTGAGAAGATTTTCCCCGGAGATCCTTTGTTCGGTATGGTTGGCGATAACGTTCGCTGCTACAGGCCGCACGTCAACGCAGTTACACTTTCCGCTTCCGAGGCCCTTGTAACTGGAAACGTTGTTACGGTTACGGTAAATGGAATTACCTTTTCCGTTCAATTCACGACTTCTTCTGCAAACACCATATCGCTAATCGTTCAGCAGATTGGAATCAACTCCGCGCTTAGTGATCTGGGTATCACGGCATTTGTGGTACAGGGCGTGGATGCCTTTACCGTTGTCGGCCCTGGTATTGATATAACCGCCAGCGCGGTGGTTACCGGAGGCGAAGACCAAGCAACATTCTCTGCCGCAGCGGACACCAATCTCAAGTTCATTGGTATAGCCGAACACACGGAACTCACCACCAGAAATGGAACCGGCTTTTACGACATCAATGATTCGGTCAATGTCCGGGATTGGGGAGACATTTATGTTCCTGTTGCTGATGACGCTTTCCCAGCGGATAAGGAACCGGCATACATTGATGTTGCCAATGCCGTGTTCACTGATATTTCCGGCAGCAATTATGACTGCGGATGTTATTTCCGTAGCGATAAGCAAGACGGCCTCGCACTTATTGAAGTGCGCGGAATGAAATAAGGGAGGGAACAAGCAATGGATAAACAACTGAAGAATAGACTTGATAAAGCGGAATCCGCTTTCTTTGCTCGCGAGACCGAGTTTGTAATGACGAGGACTTTCGATGCCAAGCCACCGGAACTGAAAGGGCTTTTGCTGGTTCCGATGGCGCGTGGTCTGCCGCAGGGAATCAACCAGATTACCTTCCGCAGATTTTTTGAAGCTGGCGAATCCAAAATTATCGCCGACTATGCAGAGGACTATCCCCGCGTTGATGTATTCGGTGAGGAATTCACTGCGAAGGTGTATGACATTGGTAGCAGCTTCGGGTATTCCATCCGCGAAATCCGCGCTTCTATCCGGGAAGGGAAGCATCTTGACCAGCGCCGCGCTCTGGCCGCAAGAAGGTCTAACGAGCGCAAGCTCAATGAGCTTACCCTGAAATCTTCCACGGAATGCGGAACCTTTGGAATGCTGGATTATCCCGGCATAACCGAAGCGACACTCCCTGCGGATGGGACGGGTGGATCAACATCGTGGCTGTACAAGGACGCTGATCAAATTCTGCGTGATATTACCATCCTCATGAATGCGACAGTTGTCCCCACCAACGGCCATGAAGTTTCTGATACTCTCCTGCTTCCGCTTGATATTTTTGGACATCTGACAACGAAGCGTCTTGGCAGTACCGAGATTTCCCTCCTGAAATACATTAGGGAGAACTTTCCGCAACTCACAAGAATTGATTGGCTGAATGAACTTTCAGGGATTGGGCCTGGCGGTTCTAACCGTGTCTTTATCGGTAAGATTGATTCCGATCACATCGAGAACCAGATCACCTCCTACTTTGAGCAACTGGACACGGAACACAAGGGCGGTACTTACACCATTCCATGCCAGTCATCGACAGCAGGTGTACTCATTTATTACCCGATGGCCTTTGCCTTCGCGGATGGCGTATAAGGGGGCTGGAGTATGTTCATAAAATATAATCCGAAGTATCCGCATACAAAGATCATTCCCTTAATCGCCAAGGGAAAGACCTTTCACAACAACAGCGTTTTGCTTCGGCCCGGAACAAATGAACTGAAGGAAGAAGAATGGGAGGCTATTAAGCCGCACATTAAAAATCTTCTGGGAAAAGAAATTGTTCCGTTCACTGTTCCTGTAAAGGAAGGTGCAAGCGGCAGGGTGAATAAGGCTAAGTCCCTGAAAGATGTTCCTGTTGCTACGGCACGGAAAATCGTCCAGGAATGCCAGGACCCGAAAACACTCCAGAAATGGTTCAATCAGGAACTGCCGGATGAGTTGGTACTTGTAGTAGCAAAGCGTATGCGGCAAATGAAGGTAGAGCCGGAAGACCTCAAGGACGAGGATACCGATGGCACTCTCAAGGATACCGACATTACTCCTGAAGACGATACTGGAACCGTAACAGATCCCCGCGTCAAAAAAAAGAACGATACCACCGACACTACCGAGGTAGAGCCGGATGACCTCAAGGATGAGGAGGACGTTACTGACGATGAGGACGAGGACACAGAGGACGACACTACCGAGGACGGAGATGAATTGATCAATCTTGACGATGACGTAGTTCCGGACTTTGACGGATCCAGAAGCGAGGGTACGGAGTAATCATGGCCACTGAACCGCGCCAGATAATCAAAAACCTATGCCCGGAACTGTTTAATAATCCTGCGCTTGATGATTTTATTCAGATGGCTGCAGAACTTACGGACAGAAGTTTTTTTGGAAATTTGCTGGCTCCTTATGCAATCGCGTATAGGGCTTGCCACCTTTTCACGATTACTGGCAGCGGTGGCGGTGGTAATTTTGCTCTTGGTATGGGACAGATTACAAGCATGAGCGAAGGCGGCTTATCAGTTGCCTTCGCTCAAAGCCAATCAAATGACGGCAGCGCATTGGATACTACTAAGTACGGAAAGCTGTTGCTTGGGCTAATAAAATCGCGGCCAACTATGGGCGTGAATACTGCCGGACTTCACGGAACCCGGCCTTTATAGGAGACCAGAAATGGGAGAACAAACTTATAAGTATACCACAAAAAAAATGCAACTCCAGAAAGTTGCGGGTATAACTCTTGAACCAAAAGGCGGCACTTTATCTTTTCGGGAATTGAAGGCATTGAAAAAAGATGCCTATGGCGCGTCTCTCCTTGAAAAAGGATTGCTGGTTATTGAGGAATCGGAAGCTGCCTCGGCTGCACCTGTATCCACGACAACTGAAGAAACCGAAACCGAACAGAAAACCGCAGAAACAATCCCTGACTTTGAAGCAAATCTAAACAACGAGGGATAAATGGAAAACGGCCATACCGATACCGACATGGGTTTAGAAAATATCCTCAAGGAAATGAAAAAGTTAAAATCCATGTGCATAAAGGTTGGTATAACCGAGGATGTTGGATCCCAGACCGTTGAAGGCGGTGCGACACTGGCGCAGATCGCGTCATGGAATGAACTTGGTGTATTGGGGCCTCCTGTTAGCCAGAACGGAAGTGGAAAATGGTTTATTCCACCACGCTCTTTTGTACGCGGTTGGGCTGACGGAAAGCGAGAGCAGATTGCTAATACGATAGAGCGAATTAGCAAGCAAGTTTCCGAAGGTAAAATGTTTGCAGAAGTTGCAATTCGGAGGCTCGGTGAATATGCCCAGAGTGGCGTTAAATCGTATATCCGAAACGGAGATTTTACTCCTAACGCGGATAGCACTATTGCAAAGAAAGGAAGCAGCAAGCCGTTGATAGATAACGGAACCTTACGGAACTCAATCCGCTACCAGGTAATAAATGCACCTGCCAGCGCAGTGAGTGAGTAATGAGCTTGTTCAAGAGCGTTCCCCTTATCCGGCGCAGAAAAGCCGGGGGGAGCCGAGTTAAAGGGCAGTGGGTTCCCGGAACACCCAGCGATACCGTTTTTGATGGTTCATGGCAGCCAGCAGGCGGAAAAATACTGGAACTGTTACCGGCTGGGAAGCGAAGCCGCGAGGTATATAAATGCTTCGCGGGATTGGATATGGATTTTACTTCTGCTGATGACCACGGAGATGAGGAGGCAGATGTAATTGTTTGGGAGGGTAAAGAGTACGAGGTAACGACAGCCGCGAAGTGGAACAACGGCCTTATTCCACATTGGGAATTACTTTGTACAAGACCGAAGCCTGGTGAAACATGATAACGGAACGGCAGTACATAAAAGATAACCTGTACGATTTCTTTGAGGAACTTTTACAGGAAGAAGGTATTACCGGCATTCCGATTATCTGGGGTAACGATAACGGGCCAAGGCCAGATGCTCCTTTCCTTATGCTTGAATTTCGTTCAACTTCAAATCCGGGTATGCCGGATTTTGGAGATGTGCAAATAGAAGAAGGAGGAACGGAGGTTCAGCGCGTAACACAGTATACGCGGCGAAACATGACTATGTATGGCTTTGGGGAACGCGCCATTGATGTTTTGGAAACTATAAAAAGCCAACTGAACATTAGTGATTGGATTGACAAACTGCGGAGCCGGAATCTTGTTATTCCGCAAGTGTTTGAGACGCTTGAAACTCCGCAGAGCTTTGAGACCGTGCGTGAAAACGGAGCAAGTTTCGATTTTGATTTGACGTACCTTCGGGTTCTTGAAAACAGCCCAGGGTATATTGATGGCTTTGGACTCAAACCTGATTTTGGTATCGGGTAGAGATATTTTTTGGAGGTAACTATGGCTGACCAGTTAGACAAAATAGTTCAGGTAACTATTGAAAGGCAAACGCGAGTACCAAGCATGAAGTCTTTCAGCGAACACTTGGTAGCTGCCGAGTTTAGTCCTGTAGGAATAAAGCCGGTTTTTGATCTCGAACATCGGGTAAGAAAATTCGGCAGCTTGGACGAAATTGCGGCTGCTGGTTTTCCCACAAATGGATTTGTGTATCGGGCTGCTGCGAAACAGTATTCCCAAGCAAATCACATTGGGGATATTTATGTTGGGTGGAAAATACCGGGAGGCGTCAACATCACTACCGGCATTTTAAGTTCTGCGCTTACTGCCGGACAGAGTATCGCGTGGAGCGTAAACGGTACTCCGATGGAGGAGATATCCTTTGACACTGAAGGTACAAGCGATAAGTGTCTTGAGCGCATGGTTGAGTTGCTAAAGGAAGATTTTGCAAGCATCTTCACAGCTGAAAAAATCAACTCCACCACAATAACGCTATACGGTGCTGCCGCCACCATTATCGTAACGGTTAACGGAGACCCTGCGGTAACGATGACGTTCACGGTAAAGGCAATCCCTGCCGATGCGGATTGGACGGTTGCGCTTACCAAAATGAAGGAGCAGAACAATGACTGGTACGCTGTCAGCTTTTCTACTCGCAAGATGGTGAACCAACAGGATTGTGCGCAGTGGATACAATCAAACAAGAAGCTCGGCGGCCTCTGCTCCGGTGATGACCTTATTCCTAATTCGGAAACCGGAGACATAGCGGCATGGGCAAAGCTCAATAACATTGAGCGTGTTTTTGTTTTCTATCACCCAGACGCAAAACTTGCTGATCCCGCAGTAGACGTTCTCTCCGCTACAGATCCCTGTCCGGAAGCAGCCTACTTTGGGAAGATGCTTTCAATGACACCTGGCTCCGCGACATGGAAGTTCAAACCTCTTGAAGCAGTTCCAACTTATGACCTTTCCCAGGGGCAGGTCTCTAATGTTGAGAGCAAGAACGCAACCTGGTACATGGAAACTGCGGGTGTTCCAATGACTTCCAATGGTCAAGTTGCCGCTGGTGAGTACATTGATGTAATCCACGGCATTGACTGGCTTGAAGCAAGAATTCAGAACCTTGTCTTTACCGCGCTTATCAATGTGCCGAAGGTTCCGTTCACCGATGCAGGAGTTCAAATGGTTGTTTCTCCGCTTAAGTCTGCGCTTGAGGAGGCGGTTAAGAACGGCATCCTAGCGTCCTATGACATTGAATTCCCTGTGGTCGCCGAGGTTTCCGTTACTGACAAGGGAAAGCGTTTTCTTCCTGATGTTAAGTTTAATGGCGTTCTGGCAGGTGCAATCCACAGCACAAAAATCAACGGCGTGGTAACGCTGTAAGGAAAGGAGGATAAATAAATGCCCGCAAATCCAGTTGTTATGACGTATGACCCGAAGAAGGTCATTATCACGCTCGGCGGCGTTCCTATTGGCGGTTACGCGGATGGAACATTTGTAAACATCACACCCAATAGTGAAAGGTGGACAAGGAAGGTAGGAGCAGACGGAGAAGTAAATCGCTCGCTGTCAAATGACAATACGAGTTCGGTAGATCTTACCCTTATGCAGACCAGCCTTTCCAACACCTATTTGCACACGGTTGAGAAGGCTGATGCGCTTACAGGTCTTGGTATGCTTCCGCTTTCGTTCACGGATCTGAACGATGGCAGCACACGGTTTTGGCCGCAAGCCTGGGTTGTTAAAACTCCGGATGATGGCCGAGCAAAAGAAACCACTGATAAGCAGTGGACGATTCACACCGGGCAGGAAGCTGCTTAGTAAAACATAATGCCTTGCCGGAGGCATTTAATTTTCTTATTACGAGGGAAAACTATGGAAAACAAACAAAAGTCTATTGAAATTGAAGGAGTAACTTTTCAGGTTGCTCCTTTTCCGGCTGTAGAAGGACTGCGCCTCAAGGCACACCTTGTACGGATCTTCGGCCCGGCACTTGGTGAACTTCTCGGAGGCATTGACGGAAAAAACATAAAAAGCGTAATTGACCTCAACCCTGCCGGTAACTCGATTTCAAACGGCCTTGAAAAACTGCTAGGGCAGTTAGACGAGGATAACTTTGTGAAATTGATTGAGCGGCTACTGCAAAATGTAATCGCGTCCTGGCATGAAGATGGAAAAAAGCGGAGTATAGCTTTTGGAACCGACTTTGAAACTGCTATGCAGCTTGTTTTTTTGGGGAAGCTGTTCTCAATTTATGAGCTGATTGTCTTTGTTCTCAAGGTGAACTACCCCGATTTTTTCGACAAGGTGGTGAAGGGTATTGGAACGAGAATACAGAGAACCCTCACCTCAAGCGCGGAAGAAAAGATACAGCAGACAGAATCCGGGACATCGGAGACATCGGAAGATTAAGTCAAGAGTTAGAAGACGAGTTTCCAATATGGCGTATCTGGTACGAGAAAAGCATACCGTTACGCGAGATACAAGAGCGCTGGACTTATGAAGACGTAATGAAAGCAAACGCCGTATTGGATATGTACTCCGCAGTTGAAACAGCGAGAGAGGCTTTTGACAAATCGGAACTGGATAATGTACGGCGAGAAGCTGAAGCAAAATCCAAGTAAGGGTACATGGCGGTAATGGGAGGGTTCCAGCATTATCTTACGTGAATTGATAACCTTGCTGGGGTTTAAGGTCGATGATAGTGGCCGAGAACAATATAACAAGGGCATTGATGAAACAAAACAGAAACAGCAATCTCTAACCGCCAGCCTCCTGAAAGCAAATATCATAATGGGTGTTGCGCAGAAAGCACTCGGCGCGGCTTTTGGATTTGTTAAGGATTCCGTTATAGGAGCGACAGCAGAGACAGAGCGTTACCGTACCATTATCGGTAGTTTAATTGGCGATCAAGAGAAAGCAAATCAAATAATACATGACCTTGATTATTCTCCGGTATCTGACTTCTATGGAACTGCTGCTGCTATTGGTGGGTTGCGCTCATTCGTTACAATGGGTATGGACGCTGAAAAGGCATCCGAGCAAATGACATTATTGGGTGATGTTGCTCAAGGCAATAGCGAAGCCTTTAATTTATTATCTGCTAACATGGCGCAGGTTTATTCAAAAGGAAAAGCCGATGCAATGGATTTGAAACAATTCATGGCACAAGGCTTTGATGTTTCAGGCGTACTTGGATTATCCGAAGCCCAAAAAAAAGCGGGTGTTACTTACGCACAAGTTGAAGAAGCATTAAAGCGAGTAACCGCAGCCGGTGGGCCGTATAATAATATGCTTGCCAAACAAATGAATACTCTTGGCGGCGTTATTAAACAGTTCCAGAGTTTCAAAGCGGCAACAGCAGAGGCCGTTGGAACAGGAATAAATGAAGAATTAAAAGAAATACTAAAATACATTCTTGAAATCGCCAGAGCAGGGCAAGATACATTTGTTGGAAAGTTTGTAAAGTTCCTGAAAGAAGTAATACATTGGATTTTCCAAGTAATTATTATGTGGGAAGTCCTCGGCTACCGGCTTGAGGATATGGGGGACGCTCTTGATCCTGTTAAAAATTTCTTTTTGGACTTGAAAGAAGCCGCTGGTGATGTGCTTACAGGGATAATGATTTTAGCAGTAGAAGTAGGAAGGCTGGTTGTCGCAGCGTTCAGGCCGATTCAAGCCTTCATTTCCCCAATAATAAAAGAACTCGGAGCAATTGCAAAAGATGTGTTCACGGCTATTGCTGATTTTATCCGTCCTCTTGTACCTGTAGTTTCTGATAGTGCTGGATTTTTTGGTAAACTCGGAGAAGCTATTTCAGGGTTACTTCGTCCTGCACTCATAGCAGCCGCAGCCATAACAGGCGTTAAAACCGCCATGAATATTGGTAAAGGAGTAGTAGGGACAATAAAGGCAGTACAGGATGCTTACGGTTTACTAACTGGCTCCATGTCTGTAATGAAGGCTGCCGCAGATGGGAACCGGCTGGCAATGCTAATGCTGGACGCGCAAATGCTAAAAAGCAAAATAACAACCTTTGCTCATGCAGCAGCCACAAAAATAGCTGGACTTGCTACAAAAGTATGGTCAGGAATACAAATGATATTCAATGCGATTATGAACGCAAATCCAATCGCGCTGATAATTTTAGGTATTGCGGCTCTTATAGCCGGTATTATTCTACTGGTAAAGAACTGGGACACAGTTGTAGCAGCATTAAAAAAGGCATTTGAAGCTATCGGTAATTTTTTCAAGAAAATATGGGATGGAATAAAATCATTTTTTGTAAAGGTGGTTGAGTTTGTAAAGAAAAACGCACTTAATATAGCAAATGTATTGTTAGCGATTCTATTTTTCCCTGCTGGTGTAGTAATGGCAGTTGTTCGTCTCATCATAAAGCATTGGGATAAGATAAAGGCTGCTTTAACAAAAGTATTCACCTTTGTAGCGGACGCGGCAAAAGCGATATGGAGTGGAATTGTCGATGCCGTAAAAGCTATCGTTGAAAAGGTTAAGGCGGTATGGGAAAGTGTTACCGGATTTTTCTCTGGTTTATGGGAAGGAGTAAAACAGGTATCAGGCAAAGCCTGGGACGGTATTAAGAACGTTGCAGGTAAAGCCTGGGACGGTATAAAAGGCGCGGCTGGCGCTGCCTGGGACGGTATGAAAAAGGGCGCGGGTGCTACCGCTGATTTCTTCAAGAACCGTTGGAACAACATTAAAGATGTAGGTAATAAAGCGTTCAATGTATTAGATAATTTCACAGGCGGTGCATTATCCAGAATTAGAGATAACTTCTTGAACCTCGTAAATGGTGTAAAAGAATTTTTTTCCGGGCTATGGAATGCAATCAAAGAAGGCCCAGCCGCTACGATAGAGTTTCTTAAGAACGCTTTCTTTGGGTTGCTCAATAATATAAAAGAGAAGTTTTTTGCTGCTCTCGATGGTATTAAAGCCGTAGCTGGTAAGGTATGGGAAGGCATGAAAAAAGGAGCTGGTGCAGCATGGGAAGGGATCAAAAAAGGAGCTGGTACAGCATGGGAGGGAATTAAAAAAGGAGCCTCCGCTACCGCCAGCTTTATGAGAAACCGCTGGGAAGATATTAAAGGAGCAGGTCAAAAAGCATTTAATTTCCTGGACAATTTTAGCGGCGGTGCATTGACCAGAATGAAAGATAATTTTTTCAATGCGATAAATAAAGTTAAAGAGTTTTTTGCGGGGCTATGGGAAGCATTAAAAGAAGGCCCAGCCGCGACATTTGAATTTATAAAGAACGCTTTCTTTGGGTTATTTGAAAACATAAAAGAGAAGTTTTTTGGTTTCATTAACACACTCAAAGAGGGCTGGGAGGCCGTCAAGGGATTTTTTGGCGGTATCGGAACTGGAATTAAAAACTTCTTTACAGGCGGCGGGGACAGTGGAGGCGGCGGCCAGATGCAACCTGCTTATGCCAGTGCAGGATCTTCACGCGCTGCTATGGCTGGCGCGGTTGGGCCGACATCAAATTATGCTTATAACTCAACAGGTGGAAGTTCAACAGTAAATGCGCAGACCTCAATAAATGTAAATGTTCCTTCGGGAACTCCACAGGCGCAGAGTGAGGCAATTGCTCGACAGATAGACGCTCAATTTAACGCGAGACTTGCCGGATCTATTAACAGCAGTAGAGCAAATATCCCTAGTCCAGAAATGAGGAGGCACTAATATGAGCGATATTGCCTTCCAGTATCAAATACCGCAAAAGATGATAGGGACTTTTGTCGTTGATGTTTTTCTATCAGAGCATTACCAATTCTCAAACTCGGTTACAGATATTCCAGTAGAGGAAGGGAGTAACATCGCTGATAACATTATCGAGGATCAGGACGGTATCAGCATTGAAGCATTTATTGGAAATGCTGCATTTGAAGTTGTTTCTTTAGGAGGGCTAAGCGTATCAAACCTACAGGCCCCAGATAGAATGGCGCGTGTCCGGCAAGCGTATCAGGAATTGAAAAAGCTAACAAAGTCAAAGCAAACTCTTGATGTTGTTTTGGGATTAGAAACTTTTACTGATATGGTTATTACTTCATTCGTTATTGACCGTGAAGCGGAAACAGGCGCGAACCTTCCATTTTCAATGGAGTTTAGAAAAATAAAAATAGTCAAATCAGACACCACGGAGATCAACGCTTCCGGTAGAGGTGGTGCTGGTGGATCTGGCGGCGGCGCAGGTGGAGACCAGACCGCAGGAACTACTAACGCTGGGACTTCCGGTTCAGAGAAGCCGAATGACAGTATTGCTAAAGAGGAATGGCGCAGACAAGTCCGCGCTGGCGGCCCTGCAACAGCAGCAGATTATCAAAGGAAGTTTGGAGTTCCATACCCACAATGATAGATTTTAATTTTATTGTTTTGCCAGAATTTAGTACCACAAGTTCGCGCTGGAACGTTCAAGTAGACCTTTCCGGCGTTAGATATAAATTGAACGTTAGCTGGAACACTACCCTTGAGGGCTGGATCCTCTGCATATCAGATACAAGAGATAATCTTATCCTTGGCGGCATCCGGCTATCGGTCGGTTCCTATCTTCTAAACAAATACCGCGCTTCATGCCCTAACCTTCCCCCTGGGGAAATATGGCTGCTTGATACAACAGGCAATTATGAAACAGCGGAACTTACGCGGGATAATTTCAACACCCGATTCAAACTTTGCTATGGGACATGGGAGGACTAAGAGATATGGCTTTTATAAGACAGGTTGAAGTTATTATCGGCCCCAAAGGTGGTGAAGGTGTTAAAATAAATGGCCTTAAAATTGCTTTCACTATTGAGAAGACGGACAAGCCGGAATCAAATACTGCAAAAGTAGAAATCTATAACTTAAGTAAAGAAACACACGATAAAATAAGTGTTGCCGGAAATCACTGCACATTAAAAGCAGGTTATGCGGATGAGACAATTACCGCTATTCTTTTCGGTGATGTTGTAAAAGGATTTAGGAAAAAATCAGAAACCGATTATATAACTGAAATTGAAGTCAAGGATGGGCGTGTTGCTGTTATGGCAGGACAGGTTTCAGTATCGTATGCAAGCGGTACGGACGCACTAACCATTGTCCAGGGGTTAATTGACGCGATAGGACTTCCATCGAAAGGAACAGAACTTATTCCCTCGGATGCAAAGTATCCAGGCGCATTTTCTGATATAGGACAGGCCGCAGATATTTTGCGGAAAGTCCTTAATAAATACGAACTCCGTTACACAATCCAAAATGAGATGATATATATCCTCAAGGAAGGAGAGGCCGCAGAATCAACAGGTCTTCGCTTAACACCAGAAACAGGACTTCTTACTATACCGCAGCCGGTATCGGATAAGACAGAGGAGACCGACACAAAAAAAGACGCTCCGAATAAATGGGAGTTCAGAACCATGCTATTTCCCCAACTTATACCAGGTGCGGCCTGTAAGGTTGAATCATCTGCTATTACAACGGAAATGAAAATACTAAAGGCAAAATTTCAGGGGGATAATTGGCTCTCTGATTTTTGCATTGATATTGAAGCGGAGGTTTTAAGATAATGCAAGACCTAACCGACTTCATGCGTGAATTCACCGAGTATTACTTTACCCAGATACACACGTCCTTTCCCGGAGTTGTAAGTGAATATAACGCAAAAACAAGACGTGCAATAGTACAGCCCTCGCTTATGCGCCATGCCGGAAATAAAGAGTATATTCCATTTCCGTTATTGATAGATGTTCCGGTTCAATTCCCCGGAACAAAGAAATATACAATCCATTTCCCGCTTGAGAAAGGCGATGAGGTTGCTGTCTTCTTTAGCGAGCGTTCTCTTGAGGCATGGAAAGATATTGGACAGGACGGTATTGAAGACCCGGATCCGCGCAGGTTTGATCTATGCGATGCCTATTGCACTCCTGGCTTACAGCCGATTGAGTTTATCGCAGCGGAGGAACCTGGGCTGCAAATAATTCACAAAGACAAGTTTGACGGAGAACTCATCGCGCAAGTGCTTATAACAGATAACAAAGTGGAAACCGTGTACAAGAAAAAAGCAAAGGTCTTAATGGAGGAGGATCATATAACAGCAAAAACTCAAAATTGTACTGTTGATTTAACAGGACAAAAAGTAACGATAGATTCTCCAAAAGTTGAAGTTACTGGCGGCGCGTTCACCATGAAAGGAACTGTAGCACCGAGTACAGGCCCTCTCTGCGCTATTCCTAACTGCCTATTCACAGGTGCGCCGCATGGTGGGAGTGAGGTATCAGGAACATGAGTATGAGCGCTACAGATATGAAAAACACTATTATCACAAAAATGAATTGCGAAGCCAGCGGTGCGAATACTGCAAATAAGAAATTTGGTGATGCGGTACTAGAATATATTGTTGCTAACATGGACATTACTTATGGCTGGTCTGCTACAGATACATCATCCGGTACGCCTGACCCTGTTACTTCTTTTAAGGCTTCACTCTCTGGAAGCGGAACGCTTACCCCTTCAGGAACATTTGCAGATTTTCTTTTGAAGCTTGCTGCTCTAATAAAATCAAGTATAACTATATCTCCACCAGCAGGATTTTCTTTGAATCCTCTTACCTACAATCCTTCAGGTGTTTTAACAATAACAATGAATAAGCAGGATACACAAGATTCTGCAATGTTAAGTTTTTGCACACAGTTAATATCAAGCCTAAAATCAAGCTTTCCAAATCCAGCGGCAGTATCAGGTAGCCATGCTTCATATAGCGGAGCTACTACAGGGATGGCGATAGCATGAAAGATTTACTACTTCAGCAGAATAGCAATAAGTTCGCGGTCGAAGATCATAGCTGGCGTTTTACAAGTACTCGTCTTGAATACTTATCACAGAAAATCAGGCATACCATTTCTGTTTTTCAAGGTGAGTGGTTCATGGATAGAAGTATTGGCATACCCTATATACCAAGTGAAACCACGGAAAAAAATATGCACAGGCGCATGATTGAGACTGCTCTACAAGTACGAATTGGTGAAATCCCCGGAGTTGTTAAATTCCTTTCCTTTAGTTCAACACTTGATAAGGCTACAAGAAAATTAAGAGTTAATTTTACGGTTCAAATTGATACCGGAGAACAATACAGCCATACCGAAGAGGTAGGAGGATAGTATGGAATATGGTGTAACTGACAAAGGGTTTATAGTAAAACCTTTTGAAATAATACTGCAAGAAGAACAAGACGACTTCCGTACTGCTTTTGGGAACGATATTGATTTATCGGATACCAGTATTCAAGGTGTCTATGTCAGGAATCAGGCATTGAAACGCTCCCAGCTATGGGAGCAGTTAGGAAAACTTTATGCCATAGGTGATGTAGATGATTCTTTTGGGGTGTATCTGGATCGCATTGTGAACTTTGTTAATGTTGGTCGGTTACTGGCAAATGCAACGCGGGTGTATACGTGTCTTTGGGCAGAGGAAGGGACGGAGATACCAGCAGGAAACTTACTTAGATTAGCAAATGGACAGACCTTTAGAATAGCAGGAGCGGCTACTGTTTCCCGCTTAACGCTACTTGGCTTTCTTCTTTCCGTGAGTGAAGTAACTGCAGGGCATTCCTATCAGCTTCAAATTGGATCCGAAATCATAACATATATCGCAGCGGAGGGGGATGAGGAAGAACAGATACAGGACGGTATTGCCACAGCCATTGAAACGGCTTTCCCCGGAGTATTTGAAATGGAAAATACTGGTTCCGGGCTTTCCGTTCATTCACGGACAGGGCTTGAGGCGTTTTCTTTGGCCTCCTCCGACACAAGCCTTGAGTTTCCTTTGCTGGGATTTTATGCCGTATATATCGCGACAAGGACAGGGCCAATTATTGTTTCTATCGGCGCACTTACTGAATTTGTCAGTAAAGTAAATGGAGTAGAATCAGCTATAAATTATGCTTCCGGCATTACCGGCAGAGCAATGGAAAGCGATACCGAACTCCGCATGGGGTTGGGTACTCGACAGAAACAGGCGACATCAAATGAGGTCGCAATACAAAACGAAATCCTAAAGGTTCCGGGAGTAGAATACGCTCGTGTCTATTCCAATCGCGATATTATTGTGGTCAACGGTAGGCCGCCAAAATGTTACGAGGCTGTTGTGGTCGGCGGTGATGAGCAAGCTATAGCGGAAACAATTTTTCAGAAAGGCCCGGCAGGGGTACAGCCTTTCGGAAATATCATAAAAGACGTTACTGACAGCGAGGGCTTCCATTGGGATATTGGTTTCTCAAGGCCAATCAATAAGTATATCTGGATAAAAATTATATACTCCCGGAACCTGGAAGAAGATTTGCCTGTTGGTATTGTAAGCGCAATACAGGGAAACATTATTGAATGGGGACAGGGTGCGCTTGGTGTAGGCGTTGATCTTATTTTCCAGAGAATGTTCCGGCCAGTTTATGACGTGCCGGGCATTGGCTTTGCAGATATTCAAGTAGCAGTTACCGATGATTTAACGCCACCACAAGCAGGAGATTACGCAAGCGGTAACGTGGAGATAAGCGAAGTAGAAATTGCTGTCCTCGACAGCAGCAGAATAAATGTCCAGGAGCTTTCTGAATGAGGGACTTTCAAGAGATAGACTGGAAAGTATATAACAAGCCTCCTTTCTATCAGCAGTGGTTATGCAAAGATGAGACCCTCAAACTGGCTACTTTCGGCGATAAAGGTTTATGCGAAGTAGACAGGCATATTCTTTCATTAAAAGATCAATGGGATCTGGATCATGTAGAAGGGCATTTCCTTGACCGTATCGGAAAGGTATTAAGAGAACCACGAAACGGAAGCGATGATGAGTATTACAGAATTATCCTAAACCTGCGGAAGCTGCTTAATACAAATGACGGATCAATACCGGATATTATAAAAGCTATAAAATATCTTTACTCATCAGAGGTAGTACATATAGTACCGGATTATCCTGCTGGTTTAATCATTGAACATGACGGCGAGGGAACGCCTGGGCTTAATTTCAACAGACTTCTTGCCGAAGTAATACCGGCTGGGGTTTCATTCTCCACTAAAGAATTATTTATCTTTACTGAAGAATTTACCGTTACAGACACATTAAAAATAACGGTACGGAGAATACTTCATGACAGCTTTTTGAATGGGCTTAAATATAACGGACGCGGAAAATATGACGGCCATACCCTGAATAATACCGAGATCGTAACTCTCAAATACAACGGAAGATATAAATACAATGGTGTAATTCAACACAATAGAATACAGGAAGTAGAAGCTGATTCTTTTGTTATAGTTCCTTTCAAATATAGAAGCGGAATAAGGGACGCGGTTTCCGCTAATATACCACAAGCCTACTCTGACTATGCTCGTTCAAGAACAAAATACAATGGAGCAGCAAAACATAACGGAATAAAAGATTATTCCGGTTTTGGAAATAATAGTTTCTATGACATATTGAAAAATACTGCTGTTACTGCTTTGGCAGATACGGAAACAACGGCAGATACTCTGTCCGTTCAAATAAATAAGCCGCTTGATGAGCGTTTCACCACTCGTAAAAGATATGACGGTTATTTCAACTTTAATGGGGAAATAAAGTACCACTCCGCAAGGGAAGAAATCTCTATGGATGGAAGCACGGAATCCGCTTCCGATGTGGTAATAATTGCTGATGACATTAGTATTGGCAAGCGTTTTCTCCGTAAGTTTAATGGCGCATATAAATACGGTGGTGCAATTCTCTATAACGGTAACGTTTTAATACCAGTGTAGGAGGAATAACATGGTAGAGTTAAAAGAAAAGGTTAGTCTGCGTGGTGTTCTCAAAGGAAACGTCTACAAAGGTGAAGGAGATGAGCGAAAACTCATTGAAACTTTTGAATACGATAATTTGATTGTCGATCTTGCGCGAACTAACATGGCTCACCTTATAGCGGGTGATGTAGCGAATCGGTCAATGCAAGCAATTTCATTTGGCACGAATGGTAGTAATCCGACTGTTGATGATACGGAAATTCAGAATCCGTTCACAAAAAATCTGGGAGCAGTTACTTATCCGGCTGTTGGACAAGTAACCTTCGCGTGGAACCTTACCACCTCGGAAGCAAACGGATTAGCAATTATGGAAATGGGTATGCTGACAGCCAACGGTAATTTATTTTGCCGCAGGACAAGAGCTACACCAATTAACAAGCAAAGCGACATTTCCCTTGAGGGGACATGGACGATTTATTTTTAATGGAGGTTTATCATGGCAAATTTACCTGAAGACTTGCTCTGGCAGGAGGGTATCTACCAGATAGAAGAAAACGATGATGTTAGGGGTGGGCCGCTTCCGGCAGGTATCTCTAATTTACAAGCGAAACAACTCGCGGACAGAACCGTGTTTCTCCGTGCTGGTATGGGCAAATTGGAGGCAGGTTCTGTTTCTCTTGGTGCTGACATGGTAGAAGGCTATGGACGCGATTTAATGAAAATCTTGCTTGGTCATGGGTTTGAGGAAATGACCACCCCAGCGTTAATAAGTGAGGCTATTGCAGAATCAATGGCAAAAATCCGAATAAGGATGAACAACAATGGGGAAATAGACGGTAGCGGAATACCTGATATAAAGGGGTTGCAAGTTGGAGATTATCTGGATGGTCTCGATCTAAGCGCTATCGCTGCACCAACAGGCGGGAGCGCTCCACAGGCGTGGAGCAACGCCTATAAAAATAATCGCCTCATTCTTTCCGGTATGAATCCTTATAAAGGAGTAGGAGACACGGAAAAAAACAAAAACAGCCTTTTGATCACAACCCGCAATTCCATAGCCAGAGGACGTATGAATCCGACAGATACCAATGCCGGAGGATATAAATCAAGTGAAATGAGAGTGTGGCTTGAAGGTGCGAGCGGAGATGGAAGTGGCGTTTTTGCAACCGGCTTAAAAGCTGCCTTGGGCGGGGATTATCTTTATACGATTAGAAAAGGCCATGTCCATAAAGGTAGTTCTTCCTGGGATAACTACACCGTGTGGCTTCCGACAGAAATTGAATTGTTTGGGAATCAGACCTATGGGGATGAGCTAACTGCATGGAACACCAATTTACATTATCCGATATACCAGAAAAGTTATGTGTATCGGATAAAGAGGTGGAACGGATCACGCGATTGGTACTTCTTAGCAACGGCTCATTCCGGGTCGTCTTCCGACTTCTGTAGTGTCAGCGGCAATGGCAACAGCAGCAGTTACACCGCGAGTTCTGTGGGTGGCTGCGCCCCCGCTTTCTGTGTGCTTTAGCACACGGATAATCTTGAATCCCTCCCCCTTGTGGGGAGGGGTTACGGCTGATATACTTCAAAAGTGGCGAGCGGAGCGAGCCTACAGCCGAAGTAGCCGCGAAGCGGCTCGGAAAAATTTTGAGTTTTGGGGTGTTCCGGTAATGGTTCTGAAGAAAAAACGAGGGCTCTCAAAGCTTGAGTTTTATCATAACGCACGAAAAATGAGGAGAGAATTAACTATGCTCGTTCTCCGGGACTTTGGGATACATAGCCGTGGTGCACAGTTCAAGGCTGATACTGGATCCCAGCAGCCGGAAGGTTTTTATGATGAACTGATTTCCGACTTTTCCAGGAATATTCGTAACCTACTCCGTAATCTTGTAATGAACATTACAGCTGGGAATACCATTTATCCAGTAAGTAAGGATGAATTACAGACGCGGCGGCATTATCAGACTGCTGCTATAATAAATTGTGAACAACTTCTACAGGAAATTCTTTACTGTCAGGACGTGCTTCCTGTAAAAGTTTCAAAGTTCGTTCCGTATATTGAGCAGATTGAATATGAAATATCATTGCTCAAGGGATGGCGCAAGGCAAATAGTAAGATATTGGCTCTCATTGAAAAGCGCCAGAAAAGTGGGGAGGGAGTTATAGAGGAAAATAAGGGCAATATCTAAATTCCGGGTCGTCTTCCAACTTCTGTAATGTCAACAACAATGGCAACAGCAACAATAACAACGCGAGTTCTGTGGGTGGCTGCGCCCCCGATTCCGTGAGATACAACACGGTAGGTCTTTTTGACCGATGTATCCAACACAGAAGGAGATATTGTCCTGTGGGCTTGCCCACGAATATTAGCCTTGATATGTTCAGGTGGACGCTTCTTGCATGAGTGCCGGACTGCGTTAGGCGCTTTCATACCTGTTAACATTATGTGGCATACTACGCAAAACGTTGAAAGTGAGATATTTTATCTATCATTCAACGTATGCCATACAAGGCGTTTTTTATTTTTGGAGTTATATATGACCAGTGCAGAAAGACGCGAAGCGCGTTACCAGCGGAGAGTTGCTGAACGAACCGCAAAAAGACAGAATAAACTTTCTCAATATGACAGCTTTGAACGTATTGCTGATATTGATAATTTGAATACTGCGTTTCAAAAGTCAAAGAAAGGTGTTGCTTGGAAAGAATCAGTTCAGCGGTATGAAGCAAATGAGCTAAGAAATATCATAGAAACGCATAGGCGCTTACTTGCCGGAGAAAATATCCAGCATGGTTTTGTAGAATTTACATTACATGAACGCGGAAAAATACGGCACATAAAATCTATTCATATTTCAGAACGAATTGTACAGAAGTGCCTCTGCGATCAAGTGCTTGTCCCTATACTCTCTAATGGATTGATCTATGATAATGGCGCAAGCGTAAAAGGAAAAGGCGTTCATTTTTCAATACGAAGGTTTATTACGCATCTTTCAAAGTTTTATAGGCATAATGGAAAATCAAATAAAGGTTACTTTCTTGCAATAGATTTTTCAAAGTTTTTTGATAGCATAGACCATGAACTATTATTCAAAATGTTTGAAAGGGATATAACCGATAAGCGTGTACTGGATTTAACAAAAAACTTTGTTTCTGTTTTCGGGGATGGGAAATCTCTTGGGCTTGGAAGCCAGGTATCGCAGATTTCCGCTATTTATTTTCCAAACCGGCTTGACCATTTTATAAAGGAGAAGTTACGGATAAAATACTATGGCCGTTACATGGATGATTTGTATTTGATACACGAAAGCAAGGACTATCTTAAGCACTGTCTGGATGAGATACAGAAAATATGTACCAAACTTAAGATAACCATTAACATGAAAAAAACACGCATTGAAAAGCTGGATCATGGGATAGAGTTTCTAAAAGGAAAATATAAATTGCTTCCCTCCGGTAAGGTTCTGCGACTTCCCGGAAAGGAATCCACAAAACGTATGCGCCGTAAACTGATAAAGTACAGACCCCTTATAATCAACGGAAGGATGGATTATAACGATTTATGGATATCGTATCAGTCATGGAGAGGGAATTACCGGAGGCGCTTTCAAGCGTATCACCGGATCCGATACATGGACAAGCTTTATAATGGCTTGTACATAAGAACACATTGAGGAGGCAGATCATGGTGTATCTGGCAAAGAAGAATGGTGAAGTAATCCACCATACCGATCTACAGGCGATGTCGGATTTAGACGGCATACAAACGCCTGAATTGACGGTAGAGGAAGCGGAATGGGAGGCGGCTGGCAGCACCGCGCATATTGACGCTTCGGGAGATATTGTCCTGGGTGAACCGGCTGACGTGGCTGCAAAGCGGCAGGAAATCGAAGCCTTGAACCGAGAAGAAGCCCGCTTGCAGGCCGAGCTTGACAGCAAGGATTATAAGGTAATTAAGGCATCCGAGGTCGGCAATGTCCTGTCCGAACTTGATCCAGCCCTCCATGCGCGGAGGGACTTGTGCCGGAACCGGATAAATGAGATCCGGGAAAGGCTTGAGGAGTTACAGGCTGACGGAGCAGCCGCTTAAGTTAAAACCCCGTACCGGAGGGGGGTTGACATTTATTTGAAAGTGTGCTATTATTTTAGAGTAACGTAGGACGGCTGGCCGCAATACGGAAGCCCTCTATGTCGATACCTGTGGAAAGGTGTCGCCATAGAGGGCTTTTTTTATTGGTCGGCGATTTTGGGAGGAGGGTAACATAGTGTATCTATTGGACGCGAACATTCAAATGGACGTTAATTCAATGCCAATCGAGCATTTGCTGATAATCGTTTTATCTGTTCTGGTTTTGGCAGCTATTGTTTTTATCAACGGTTTCTCGATTAAACTAGGCGAGAAAGAATTGAACATCGGCGGCATATTGCGCCTTCTGGCCAGAAGGGACAAGGACGCGCTGCTTAAGGAAAGCCTCAAAAAGTTCACTGACGATATTGATCATGAGGTAACAGCCAATCTCTATGATCTTGTAGAAGAACTTGAGGATAGTCTGGAACCTCCTCTGCTCTTGGGAGATCATTGCTACTTCACGTATGAGAAGTTCTCCGCGATTGTTAAGAGCGAATTATATAAGCGGATCCGCAGAAATACCCTGTGGGAAAAACTTACAGAATCAAGCAGGGATAAGTACATAGATGCTATTCTGAAAGACATTGAGAAGCGGTACAAACCCCTACAGGATAAAGTAAAGCAAGTCAAATGCCAAGACAGCTACGCGGAATTTAGTTCTATAAAAGAGGCTATCCGCAATGTTATAAGTCAATTCTTTTTTGGTACGGCAGAGATACTAGTCGCGGGTATGGAAAAGAAAATTGAAAAATATGAAATGACAAAACCCGAATTCCAGACTGCTGCCGCAAGGAAAATCTGTTGCGATGATTGTATAGAAAAAAACCAATCTCGCATTAAAAAACTAAACAGCGTAAAGCAGGAGGAGAGTAGAAAATGAAAGTGGATCTAAACCAAGACCGCGCAAATTATTTTGTTCAAACAAACAATGAGATTGACCCTAATATCAGTTGCCAGGGAACGGCAATGGTTCAGTGCCTTCATATTCGGTTTAAGAATGATTTGAAGCAGATTGAAATACTGACACCGTACAGGCAGCCGGAAGACGATCTGCGGAAATACATACTTTCCAATGCAGAGGTACAGGCATTTTCCAAAAGAAGCCATCCTGGATCAACACTACCAGCACCGGAGTGGGCTGATGTTTTGGTATTTGCTATCAACAACATCTACGGTCGTAAAATCTGTAAGTACGATGACGAACTGACACCAGCAAAAATAAAGTATGATGTTTCCTGCGGATTGCCGGTAATGGTGTCAATGCAGTATTGGCAGCCGAGAATACCGGGACATTATATTTCTGTAGTTGGTTTTGACGGAGATAATTTTATAGTGGATGATCCGTTCAAAAACTTTTTGCTCAACCAGCTCGATGGATACCACTGTATCTATGATCCAGATAATTGGAAAAAGCATTCCAAAGGGTATGGAATACGCTTCATCTCATAGGAGGGGTAATGTGTTACGTGCGATTATTATTGGCGTGGTGTGTGTTATTGTTTTTTCTTGTTTCACCGCTGGATGCAGAACAGCAGTACCGAATTACGGAAACCCAGCTACAGAATATCAAGGCATTAGTGGAGAAATCCGAGAAGGACAGGCAGAACTGGGAATCACAGGCGCGAAAATTGAAGAGCGAAGCCGAGAGCTTGAAGAACGAAGCAGCGAACTTGAACGCTCAATTAACGCAGGAGCGGGTACAATACTTGAGTTTAGAGAGCTCCTTCAACAAATTAGAGGCCAGCCGATCACAGGAGCTACAGGAGAAGAACGAGAGGATAGCGGACCTGGAACTGACACAGGAGAAAGATAAGGGGAAGCTCCGGATCCGCTT